TTTTAAAGCTGTGTCTACTTGCACAGGAGCATTAGTAACTTGATTCAAAGAATGCTGAATACCGACAGAAAGACCAGAGGTTTGGATTCTCTTGCCTTTGTCGTTTTTTTCTATTTCAACTAAAGTGCTATCTACCTTCTTCTCTTCTTTGGCAATGACCTTTTGATTGTCATCTATTTGCTTAGAAGGTTTAATTGTAGAAAAACATCCCGTTAATGCTAACAGGACAGAGAGTAACAATAGGGACTTCTTCATGCCTATTATTACACAATTAATAATCTAATTATGTATTTATCTACTGATCTCTTCCCAGTCTATTGAGGCGTATACGTCGTCTCCAGCGTTTTTAGAAGCTATAATTAAAGTTAATTCAAAACCAGTAGAAGTAAAAGTATTTCTTTCTAATTGGAATTTAAATAAAGCTTCTTTTAGAATATCTATTACCGCTTGGCCTTGAGTGTTTGAAGTCATGTATCCAGAAGCTAAAACTCTACCGCCTGAGAATGATGTTCCTGAAATATTGTATTGAACTGCTGAATTCGCGCCAACATCAACCCATTGTCCACCATTAGTGGTTCCAGAAGCAACCATTCGCCAATTAAATACTGCATTGTTTCCAGTACCAACCATGCTTAACGCAGTTAAAATTACAATAGCATCTAAAAATCCAGATTTTAATTTAAGAGAAATAACTGGATAATAAGTATTTGCAAGGGTACAGTCTCTTGGAGCGTCTAAAGGAATAGTTACTGCTTGTTGTAATCCGCGAAGTTCATAACCTCCTTCAGAAATTACCGTTGAACAAATTTGCTTTAATGTACTTGCTCCAGAAGTCGCGGCAGCATTTTTAATTTCATAACGAAGTGGTAATGATGCTGTTGTGATATAAGTTGAATTGATTATGTTTGCGTGATGAAAAGAATGGGCGACAATAAATTTACCATTTATAATAAATCCGCAACGCACGGTTCCTAAACCTAGCCATTCAATATCCATCCAAAAAATTTGAGCTTTAGAAATATCTAAAGTTAAATTAGAGCTACCGCTACCATTTAATTTATCACCATTCCAAGACGATTGAGGAACTCTAGTTTCCATTAAAGAACCGCTTACAGAGGTTCTTTCGACAAAATTTAAATTAGAACCACTAAGTTCTATATATATTCCATTATCAGAACCGTAATATCCAACTCTTTGACGAAGGTCAGCTTTTGGTGCTTCCATCACTGCGGTATTCATTATCAACAGTGATTTTCCCGGTTGATAAGAACATACTTTTGTAGTTTCTCTAATAATTTCATCATTAATACCACTACCAATTGTTAAATCAACTAACCCTTGATTAGTATTAAAAATTCCTGTAGCTGTTCCTGAAGTAAAGGTATTCCAAAGGCCATTATCTTTATATCTGTGGCTGGAGTCAAATAAAGTCATTGGGCTAGAAGTCCTTTGACGACCGAAAGCGTCATTTTGAGTACCAGCAGAGCTTCCTCCAGCAAAATCAGAGTCTAGTATTGGTCGCCATTGAGCCAATATTGTATCATAAATATAATTTGATGATACATGGGGAAGCGTTGGAGTTGTATCGTACATATACACTCTATTACACTAAAAAAGCCGCCTTTCGGCGGCTTGAGTGTTTTTTAATCTGGTCTAGCGGGGTATAAGCCTTGGGTGCAAATTATATATTTTAAACTTGTCCCCGCTGCTATCGGGGTTTTATTTAAATTAGGAAGGCAGAACGTAACTCTTCCATCTCCTCCATATTGAGTGCCAAGGATAGAAAACAATGCAGTATATTGCTGAATTGATAATGTTTGACCATCGCAATACATATAATACTGTGGGCTATATGTTCCTGCGAATAATTTAATGTCTCCTAGATATTCTTCCATAGATTATTTATTACACTAATTTAAAAACATCACTAGGCTTTCCTCTGACGTTGCGCTTCTCGCCAATCTTCTTAATAGTATTTTCAAAAACCATTTGTTTAACCTTAAGATAGAGCTTAGGATAAGGGATCTTGTTTGTAACGAGGAGATCTTTCATGGTAAACTCTCCTTTTGGAATCTTTAATTCAGCTTGAGTATTCTCAACTTGTTCTTGCTTGTTTGCCAAGATCTCTTTATGCCTATTAATAGCAGTATCAAAAGAAATGCAGTCAAAGCCAGTCCTGCCAAAAGCATTATTATTAGGGTAAACCCACTTAGCCTCAATAGTTTTGCCATGAAACACGAATTGATCTTGTCTTTTAGGCTTAACCAATTCATACTTTTTGGTTTTTGTGGTCTCTTTTGTCTTCTCGTAGATCATCCAGCCGCCTTCAAGCTTTTTCATGAACTTGAACTGGTAACCTTTGTGAGTGAATTCTTTGGGGACCAAGAGATAACCGTCCTTATCTTTTTCCATTTTTTCTATATACTTTGTTATACTTACTAATTGTTTGTTTCATCAGGATATTGTCTTTTGAAATGACTACATATTCATCGTCAATCAAATGAAGTAAGTCTCCTGCTTGAAAATTATCCCCCACTTTGGGTTGGTGGTATTTTTTTAAGTCTTTTTCTTTGAGTTCCATGATGTTTACTGGTCTGTTCATTGTTAACTGGCTTATTCCAGTTAATCTCATCATAGTTAGATTTGAACTGTTTACTAAAACAATTTCTAGGATTGCTTCCTTTTCCGTTCATTTTGTTCGTTTGATAACAGAGATTCCATTATTTCAAGTCTCGTTTTCTCAGAGTATTGAGTCCAATCAGCGATTTGCTGCCAAGACCTGTTGCAACCTGTACAAAAACCATCTTTTAATTTACAAAGTCTGATGCAAGGGGTTGAAACCTTAGCAGCAGTGTCCATTCTTTTGTTGAGTTATCTGCTTTCTACCATCAACCATGTCGTAGAATTTAGTATAATAGTCTTGAATAATCTTATCGATATTCTTAACTATGCGGTTTGGTTGTTCGCTGGCATCAATGCTGCGAATATTTTTTGCCAGTTCATTCAATAGTTTTTTATTTTGCGACACTTTAGTCTCCTTTTTCAATTCTGTAGCTGTCTTCATCGAAGTGCTGGGTACTAATTTCAATAATTTCGCTATCTTTAAGAGCAGAGAATTGGTGAATCATCCCTGTTGGGATATGGAAGCTATCACCTCGACCCAAGGTGATCCAGTTATTTCTTGCGGTTTTTTCATCCATGCCATAATGCAAGACAATTTTTCCACTTTGTACATAGAAAGTTTCATCTTTTATCTTGTGATAATGAAGACTACACTTGCGATCTTTAACAACGAAAAGAATTTTACCGCAGTACTTATCGTTATTAACTATCCACTTCTCATATCCCCAGCCTTTGGGTACAAAATGTAATTTTGACATATTATTTTAAAAAAGATTCTATTTTCTTTATTGTCCCGTAATTATTGTAAACATAATCAAAAATCCAATCCTCTGCCCTTTCAGGCATATCTAATTGAGAAAGCAAATTACTATATAAAGCAGTTTGCTCGTCTTCTAGTTTATTAATTTTTCTGCGCGTTTCTTTAATTAGTTCGCGCTGTTCATCAGTAAATTTCATATCCAAAGAATGTCGTAATACTTGGCAAATAGAGCGAGGCCATTATTTTTTCTTTCGTTAAGCTTATTAGATTTTTCCATATAACGTTTCCAATCCTCCTTTTCTTCTATGCTCTTTTCAGAGTTGAAATCGAAAGCCTTACCTTTAAAAGAAAGACTCTCTGGCAATTCGCACATCTTATCTCCATCAATAATATACTCAAAAGCAAAAATCATTTCGTCAAGAACGGCTTCCATTTCTTTGACACCTTTTTCTTCAGCGGCTGTCTGCTCGTCGCCCTCAAGGAGATGAAAATTGTTTGGCAAGAAACAAACAGGGATTCCAGTTTTTCCTTTCTCCTTAAAATACTTAAGGCGAGGCAAGGTAAAGAGAGCAATGTTGTATCCTAAAGAGTAAACATCATCATCAGAAACTCCATAGCGAATTTTCTGATACTTGCATTTAATCCACCACCTAATATTCCCCGGCCAATACCTAGCTTTCCATGCTAATCTGAACGGAACGAGATCAAGCAAAAAGTCTATATACTTATTATAAACATATCCATGATCAGAGAACATCTCGTCAAAAACTTTTTCGTTTTCTTCTGCGATTTTTCTCTGTCTAGCGACCTCTTCTGGAGATCTAAAATCAAATTCTAATTGATGCATTGTAATTGTCTATGTATTTTTTAATGTTTTCTGCACCCACGGGATTCATTGAGTGGACTTCGTATTCTGGGTGAGGTATACCTTGATCTTGACAAACCTCAACCAAATACTTAGCGCAATCGTAGCCAGTCTTTTCTTTATATTTAGAGTAGTCAATTTTATTGGTTTCTAGGATGATTTTAAGATCACGATAGTGCTGCGCCCCAAGATCATGATCATAACAGATAAAAGCAGGAACGCCCTTTATCTTTATTATATCCCGAAACTGAAAAAAATCACGGGCAATTGTCCATTCGTATTTTGGAATTTGCACCCATGTGACATCTTCTGGGTATCTTATATCATCTAAAAATATATAATAACTTTTCACTTGATATGGAGCCACGCTACGGAATCGAACCGTACTCTGAGGTTTACAAAACCCCTGCATCGCCGACTATGCTTGCGCGGCAAACTCTTTGAGTTTAAAGATCGCTAAATCCTTACTCTTCAATTCTATGTCAAAGTCTACATTCTGTCCAAAGTTTTTTGGATGATTAAGCGGCATATCTGCGTGTTTGCGAGTACCATCTACGCCTTCAGAATAATGGAACAAAGGTTTGGTAGGCCAAGTGCGGTAAGCGTCATTGAAAGCTTCTTCATCAGATTGGTCGCCATGCAGCAGAGACTGGTGCAAGGAATCGAACGTAATAGGAATCCCATGTCGCTCATAAAAGTACTTTATAAGATTCTTGATTGACCAAGTGCCGTTCTTGTTGTCATTGACCTCAAGCACCAATCTATCTTTTACACTAGGATTGAGGCGATTGTAAACTGAAATAAACTTCTGAGAAAGCTCTTCTGGGTCGCCATCTTGTCTAATGTGAATATTGAGAGGAGAGCGATAATCTTTTGGGCAGTCAAACAGATCGAACAAGAGAGCGTGTTCATTTAGATCTCTGATTGAGTTGTTAATGACTTCTTCTTTCTGACTGGTGAAGCTTACAAACTCTGGGGGGTGAGCGGAGATTCTGATGCCCGATGTCTTGATCTGATTTTTAATCTTGTCAATAATAGAAAAAATCTCTTCCGCATCGTCAAGTTCAGTGAGATCAAGATTAAGATCAGGATGACTAAGAAGAGGAGTAATTTCGCTAGAAAGTCGATAAGCTCCGATTTGATTTTCATTGCAATGAGCTATCGTTTTGAACGTGACGTTGAAGTTGTTGAGAATCCTCTTGGAGAGAACCTTCATACCTTCTTCTCTGCCAAGAGTTTTGAATCTGGTGTACGTCAGGGTTTGAAATTTCTCGCCCTTTTCGGACAAAACAAGGGAAATGCAGCAAAGTCCATAATTTATCACGCACCCATCCTAGCGGTTCGCAAGAGGAAAGCAAGGTCAAAATTCGAAATCTTCTTCTTCCATGCGCTTGATCAAGTTGTCGATTCGGGTAACCTCTGCCCCAGCCTTGTTTTTCAAGCAGATAAGATTATTTAAATGAAGAAGAGTTTCTTTCTCATCTTTGGCTTCATTAAGAAGTTTCATTGTCGCTGCAATTTCCTTCTTTAACCAAACAGAAGTTTTCTTAATCATAAGACACTGATTTTTTGCTTCTCTTTCAGTCATCTTTGAGCCTTTATCTCTTCTAGGATAGCAAGTAAATCATCATCATAATTACTAACCCAACCACTATTGAATCCAGCTTGATCTTTGCAAAGAGTTTTAATCCAACCTTTTGAATTGGTTCCTACAGTTTCGTTAAAAACTCCACTCTCCTCACAAATGAAAGAGCTTAAAGATTCTGCTGCGACTACATGGCCGAAAATTTCTTCGTTGTCAGTTCCAGTGTGGTAAACTCTAAGAGTTCCAAACTTTTCTTTAACTTGCAGAACGATGAAAGAATCTCTCTCCTCTGGGGGTTTATCTTTGTTTATGTAATTGAGAGAGTTTTCAACTCGCAAAAACATCCAATTTAAGATAAAAAACCACCCATCAGAGCAATCAAATGAAAGTCCTTTAGAGTCAAAGAACGAGGAGAAACGATTGCAAAGATAATTTTCTAGTTTTGCGTTCATACCTTTTCAGATAAGTCTTCGATTACAGTATTTGATGTATCCCATTTAAGATACTTAGCTAAACCCATTATATCAAATAATTCATCTTTTGCCCAAAGAATTTCTTTGTATGCGCCAAGGTTAGACTCTCTTTCGCTTATAGATCCCATTGCAGCACAAGAAGAGTAATTGTAAGCGAAGTCAACAGAGAAATATTCGTTCTCTGTTTCTCCCTTCCATATCTCAACTAAAAGTTCTAAATCGGTATTAAAAAATTTCTCCATCAAAGTCAGGCGAACAATTTTCAATTGCCTCATGTACTTAGAAGGATTTTCTTTTCGTGCTTCACTATTACTTGTGGATGTATCCATACTTTATGACCTTTTTCTTTAGCTTTGAGGCAGAAGCCTACGTCTTCCATGCAGAAGTCGTGAGCGTTGCCAATATTAAAAAAGATCGGCTGGAACCAAGGATAATCCAAACTCTCAAAAACGCCTTTCTTAATTAAGATAAAACCAAATCCAGTGTAGTCAGCTACAAAGGGTTCTGTTTTACCCACTACATCTTCTCTCTGAACGAACTTAAAGTAACCATTTTTTTCAAAAAACTTTTCGTCCCAATCGACCACGGTAGCAAATTGATTTGGCTCTCTTGAACCATTAGTCATTAAGTATAAACCAGAAGCAATATCCTTCTCCATTTGAAGAAGCTTAATAAAGTCTTGAGGCTTGAAAACAATATCAGAATCTATCCAAAGCATATAATCATAATCAAAAGAACCTCCCCAAGGTTTTTGACTCTTGCCAGCTTGGACATTGCCGCCAAGGCACATATTTCTTACATAGTAAATGTTACAAGATTCCTTTCTTGAAAGAAATACATTAATGTTGTTGTGAAGACACCAATGATAGAATTCTAGAAAAGAATCAAAAAAAGACCCGGAAAAGTTATTTCCGGGGATGCAAATAACTAACTTCATAATAAGAATTACTTCTTCGGCTTCTTCTTATCTTGATTTAAACAGATCGCAACACGCTGCTTTTGATTTGGATACTCGTCCTTTGGAATGTCGGTCATACAACGTCCCATGAACTTTTTTGAGTCTTCACCTTTGCGTTTATTTGGTACTGGCATATTATTTAATTTTAATTTTTAACTGCAAATTTTTATTTGATTTTTCTTGGATGTAATTTTTTGCTGCGGCTTTTCCTTCTTTTGTATGAGGGAAAGCTCCGTAAGTGTAATTATTTTTCTTTGAAATTACAACATAGAATTTTTCACGTTTTAGTTTTGGCATTTTTTTCCTTTTCCTTTTTTTTCTACCTTGTCAATCTTAACGAGAAGATCTTCAATTTTCTTTTCCTCTATCTTTTTGCGAGCCAAAAAAGTGCCAAGTTTATAACGAAGATCTTCTAATTCACTTTCATTTTCTAAAGAGAAATCTTGTTTTTCAAGATCGTCTATTTTTTGGATAATCTTAGATGTTTGATTAATCCACCAATTGGTGCTTTTCTGAAGTAAAATAGCTTCTCTAAAAATTTCATTCTCTTCAGCAGTCATATTCAATTACATCTTATATTACACATTCTATTTTATCGTGTTTATTTGGCTAACTCTGGCTCATTCTTGAACTCATAATACATAAGCTCTTCATCGCCAGCAGTCCACTTATAAGCAAGCCCTTCGCAAGAGAACTCATGTCCGAAAGGTTTCCAATTTTTTGCCTCTAGAGGAAGCGGGGAACCAATAAATGCTCCTGAATCTCTCCAAACTATTCTGTTGTTTGGTTGAGCGAACATTTGTCCCCCTTCTCCCCAGAAGATGTGAGCGCATTTATGTCCAGCAGATATCTCAGAATAACCTAAATTATAATCATCACCATTACACCAATCAATCGTGAAGCAATATTTGCCAACGTGTTTACTTTTATCTTTCAAAAGTATATAAGCAGAAGCATTTTTTAAATAATCAAATCTCTGAATAGTGAAATAGTAACTAAAACTATCCCACAATTGCAACCAATGTAATTCGTAATCAGTAGTTGGGTTGGCATCAAAGGACAAGTAGTGAATTGGAACCCTTGCGAACTGTGCGCCAAACTCACTCATCACATTAAACATTAAACATCTCTTAGGTATTGAAACCACAGAGAATATCTCAACAGGAATCCATTCGTTCATGGTCCTAGGTTTTGCATTATGAAGAAAGGAAACGTCAAGGTATCCAATCTGAACTGGTATTGATGAACTTAGATAACTCATAAAATAAAAACCCCGCCCGAAGGCGGGGAGTAACTTAGGTTACTTTAACTTTCTTCGGCTGATAGGCTCCCTTAACAGGAACCGACAAAGTAAGCAGTCCGTTCTCAGCAGAAGCTTTCAAAAGAGAAGCGTCCGCTGCGGAAGGAATCCATAGCGAAGCTTCAGCTTTCCTCTTCGCGTTAGAGGCTTTAACTGTGACTAAATCGCCAATCTCATCTCTCTTTACTGTAATATCTAAATCTTCTTTACTGAAACCCGGCACTTCAATTTCAGAAACATATTCGTTGCTCATTTTGTCTAGCACGAATGAATCTTTATTGTAAAGATCTAGTTTTTGAGTTTGACCATTGCTTGATTGAATATAGTATATCATAGAGTTTTCCTCTAGCAAAAACTGTGCCAACTTTAAAAACCGCCTTTTTACTGCTTATTTGAGACATTCTGAGACAAAATTGGTTGTCACAGTGACAAGGTTACACGCCTGTACTTCCAAATCCGCCCGTTCTTTCGGTTGTAGACAAAGATTCAACCTGCTGCCAATCAACAGCATGATACTTTTCAATAATTAATTGAGCGATTCGATCTCCAGCTTTAATATTAAAATCAAAATTTGAACCAGCAATATTTGGAGTAAGTCCCATCATGCTTGCAAGATCAATACTTAGATTCATCAATACAACTTTAACTTCTCCACGATAGCTAGAGTCTACAACGCCAGCAAGAACATCAATTCCATTCTTAACTGCTAACCCGCTGCGAGGAGCAATCCTTGCATAATACCCTTGAGGCACTTCGATTGAAAGGCCAGTGCTAACCAAAGCGCGACTCATTGGCTTGATCCTTACGCTCTCAGTTGAATAAAGATCGTAACCAGCATCTCCAGTTTTTTGACGAGATGGGACGATTGCCAGATTATTTAGTTTAACGAATTTAACTGGGACTATTGTTTCTATATCCATAATTGTAAATTAGATTTAATTTTAGAAAGGCTTTCGGGATTTAATTCTTTATAGTAAATTTTGTAATATTCAAATATTTCTTTGAACTTATTGCACTGATCGTATTCTTTGATATAAAATACTCTTTGTATTTCATGAGAAACTATATCTTTCGCGCAAGCGAAACAAGGGGATATTGTCAAACATATAGTATCTCCTTCTCCCTTTCTTATCAAAGACAAAGCGTTAGTTTCTGCATGAAGCATTATTTCGCGCTTTTTCGGACGATTTTCTTCCTTCTTCATCCAGTCTTTAACAGGGAAGCCTTTTTTAAGACCATTGTAGCCTGTTGAAATTATTCTGCCCTCTTTATTTAAAATACAAGCTCCAACCTTGGTGTGTGGATCTTCACTTCTAGACGAAGCAGCAAGAGCCATCATGCACCCGTACTCATGCCAAGAAAGTCTCATGGACAATATTCTCGCTAGAGCAAAACAAAAGATCAAGTTTATTTGGACCTTTTTCTGGCATTCTTGTATTATTGATTATGACAATCGCCGATGCTTCAATTAAATTGTACCAGTGGTATTTTAAAAATGACAGTTTTTGTGAGAATGATTTCATAAAAATTCTTGAAATTTCTGAACAACCTGAATCTGAAAGAGCTTGCATTTTGTGCGCTCTTGAAGAATTTGAGAAAAATGGAGTAGTAAAGAAAGCTTCTTTTAATAAAGATGATTATTGGATTCTTTCTAAGAAGTTTGATGCTTACGAACAAAATATTACAATCTCTCCTAAAACTGCTTTCGTAATCGCAGAAATTATTAATTCTTACTGCACTTTAATTGAAAATGAATCTGAAAGATGCAACCCCGCTTCGGTCAGCGAGAAGGACATCAAGAACCTTCTGGTGATTTTCAACGAGATGCGCGAAAAGATTTTTGACAAAACCAAAAACCCTGAATAGGATGAGCTAGTTCTTTGTCTGGGTGAATAGCCTACTGGGGATATCCCAGTTTGAACGCATCAGAGACATCAGGCCCGTAAAAAGACCCTAGTCAACTGGATCTAAGAAATCCAACGCCATTTCGGGAAAAGGCGACGTTCCGCAAGGAGAAGACTTTGAAAAGCTGAAACCTCATTTTTCTCAAAAGAAAAAGCTGGCAGTTCGTCCTAAGAGAAATCCCACCCGTGAAGACAAAGAACTTAAACAAAGAGTTAGTCATTAGCTAGGCTCTCTTGAGAGGGCCGAAAGCCTGAGAAACAGGTTGCGAAGGATTGAAATGGGTAACTCTTGATTATTTTAAAACTCTATAATTATTTTTAGAGATGACAGCCTTTTCCTATTTTAACTCAAAGAAAAATCATAAAGCTGGCAGTTCTCTTTACAAACACATTTCTTCTAGATACTATGTTTTATTATGTCTAACTTATTCCTAGGAATTGCTGGTGCTGCAACTGTAGGTAAGGATACTTACTATAGATTACTAAAACAGATTTGCTCAGAAGAGTTTGGAGTTAATGTAATAAGATTTGCTCTGGCTGATTCATTAAAGAATGATTTATATTCTTTGATCTTATATAAATACGGAGTTGACATTTTTAATTGTTCTACTGAAGATAAGAATAAAGTAAGACATCTGTTAGTAAGTCACGCTAGAGTAATGCGTCAAAATACTAAAGGAAGATATTGGATAGATAAGCTTCAGTCTGAAATTGAAGACTATAAGAAATCTGAAAATTTTAAACCTTCAGATATTTTTTGTGTAACAGATATTAGACACTTCGAATATTTAAAAGACGAAGTTGTCTGGCTAAAGGAAGAAAATAAAGGAGTTTTAATTTATGTTGAAAAATATTTTTCAGACGGTTCAATTTGCAATCCTGCGAACGCTGACGAAAGCAGAAATGATCCCGCTCTTAGAGAACATTGCGATTATCTGCTTCGTTGGATGCACGGATCTGACGAAGAGATTTTAAAAATTTCCGTCAAAAAAAGTATTGACAACTTGATAAAACAAGGTAAGCTTTACACACATGATAGACTCAACTGATAACGAACTTGTAGCGAAGGTAAAACTTCATCAATGCAACCAATCATTAAAGACTCTGATAGACAGGCACTCTCCTCTCTGTTTTGATATCTTTAAAAAATATAATAAGATTCTTCAAGAAAGAGGCGTAAGCCCAGAAGATCTTGCGAATGAAAAAGATTACATAATTTACAAATGTACTCTTAACTTTGACGAAACTCAAAATAGCAAATTCTCAACTTGGCTTGCCAACCATGTTAAATACAAATGCTTAACAAACATTACTAAACACAAGTGGACTCTTTCTATAGACGATGAAAATCAAAAGAATCTTGTAGCAAATCTCAGTCAAGACTCAAATGATTTTGAAGAGAAGAAGGAATATATATTTAATCTCCTTTCTCAAATGAAAGATAAACGACTGGAGAAGATTATTATGTTGAGATACTATGGAGACAAACCTTCTCGTAAGTGGAAGAATATTTCAAAAGAACTAGGCGTAACTTACCAGACGGCAATCACTTTACACAAAAAAGCCCTTGAGTTCTTGAAAACAAAAATAGAGAGTAAAGAAATGCAAGATTTCGTGTAAAAACTCTTTACTTTTTTTGTTGGTGCAGGTAGTATTTATTTGCATATCTTATGCCTACTCCTAATACTAACAATACTGACAGTAATTCAATTCGACGCGAACTTGGCGCACTTTGGAGCCGCAAAGGCTCTAGTGGTTCTGAGTATCTAACTGGTAAGTTTCGACTTAAGGACATCAAGGATAACTTTGATGAAGTTAAGATCATTGTGTTCCCAAATAACAAGAAGAAGAATGATGGGTCTCCCGATTTTCAGATCTTCATGGAAAAGGCTCAGTACGAGACCTTGACCGGAACTTCAGTTCCAACAAGCAACAGCACGACCCGTCTAGCATCACCAAAGCCTACCGCAAAGCCAGCGAAGGCGGCTGTCAGTCAAGTCAATTCAGACGATGATTTGATCTAACATGAAATTTGCCCTGCATCTTCCGATTAATACGACCAGTTTTGGTCAGGTCTCAATTCAGCTTCTCAAAGAGATTTATTCTTTGAAGTTGGAGCCATCTCTGTTTATGATTGGCAATCCTGATTTCGGTCAGGAAGAGACTACGGAAGATTTTAAGAATTGGTTTAATTCTTGTTTGAAGAAAGGTCTTCGATCTCATTCAAGAAAAGATCCAGTTTTTAAACTGTGGCACATTAATGGCTCACTTGAGTCTTATAGTGATCGGCAGTTTTTACTTACTTTCCATGAACTTGATGCCCTCACTCAGACTGAGGTTAATATCTTAAAGAATAACGATAAGGTATTAGTCTCTTCCCCTTACTCAGCGAAGGTATTCAATGAACATGGGGTAAGTAATGTAAGTTATTTGCCCCTGTTCTTTGATTCAAAGAATTTCAAAGCCACAAACAAGACTTACTTTAATGACGGCAGAATTACTTTTAATCTCTGTGGCAAGTTTGAAAAGCGTAAACACCATGTAAAAGCTATTCGCGCATGGATCAATAAGTACGCTAATAATAATAATTATTCCTTGCAGTGCGCTCTTTATAACAATTTTCTATCTCAAGAAGATAATACTAAATTGATTAACATGGCGGTTGAAGGAAAGAAGTTCTTCAACGTCAGCTTCTTTGGGCATATGGCTCAAGTTAATCTTTATAATGAATTTCTAAATTCAGCAGATATTATTCTTGGGGCTTCAGGTGGCGAAGGTTGGGCATTGCCAGAATTTCAATCGGTTGCAATCGGCAAGCACTCTGTGATTGTTAATGCTCATGCTTACTCTGCTTGGGCAAATGAGAAGAACTCTGTTTTAGTAAATCCTTGTGGGAAAACTCCTGCTTATGATGGAATGTTTTTTCATCAAGGTCAGGAATTTAATCAAGGAAATATCTTTGAATGGTCAGAAGATCAATTTATTGAAGGCTGCGAAAAAGCAATCGCAAGAGTCAAGCAGAACAAAATAAATCAAGAAGGCTTGAAGCTTCAAGACCAGTTCACCGTCAGAAAAACGACAGAACAAATTCTTTCTCTTTTCTAATATGCCAGTTTACATTTTTCAAAATCCTAAGAATAAAGAATACAAAGAAGTTTTTCTTTCAATTGATGCAGAGAAAGTGTATTCTGAGGACGGAGTGAAATGGCAAAGGATTTTCATCTCTCCTAATGTAAGTGTAGATACAGAGATAGATGCGAACTCTGAGCGAGATTTTGTTGAAAAAACTAAGAGAAAGAATTATAATCTTGGTGAAATGTGGGATTCTTCTAAAGAGCTTTCTGAAAAAAGAGAAAAAGAAAGAGGAGTAGACCCCATTAAAGAGAAGGCAGAAAAAGACTACTCTAAAAAACGTCGTGGCGCAAAGCATACGAACAAAGTAGTTCTTTAATTTTTGATTTCTCAAAACGGTTTTTCTTCGGTGTAATTTATTATCCCTATATGAGCAAGGCTATTAACTTCCTAGATGAAATGGCGAACTTTACGTTCGTAACAAAATACGCAAAATATGATGAAAAGAAGAAGCGTAGAGAAACATGGGACGAGACTGTTACAAGAGTCGAGACCATGCACTTGAAGAAATTCAAGCACCTACCAAAAGAAGACAAATATGAAATCTCAAAAGCTTTCGACTTGGTTAGAGAAAGGAAAGTTACTCCTTCAATGCGGAGCATGCAATTCGGCGGTAAAGCGGTTGAAGCACATAATGGAAGAATCTTTAATTGTGCTGTACGTCATATTGACTCTATTCGTTCTTTTGCTGAATCTTTTTATACTTTGCTTTGTGGTACTGGCGTTGGATTTGGTATCACTGATAAGTTCCTCAATCGCTTACCTGATCTCGTTAACGCTAAAGATAAGACGGGAACGGTAATTACCTATACAGTTAATGATAGCATTGAAGGATGGGGTGACTCAATTGAGGCTTTGTTGAATTGTTATTTTAAGAATACTGCTTACTCTGGACGTAAGATCGTATTTGATTATAGCAAAATTCGCCCAAAGGGTGCGAAGCTTAAGACTGGTGGTGGCAAGGCTCCCGGTTACAAGGGGCTTAAGAACTGCCATTTCAAGGTTAAGCTCTTGCTTGATACCATCATTGAAGACAGCAATCAAACTCGCCTTAAGACCGTTAATGCTTATGATATTTTGATGCATTGCGCCGATGCAGTGTTGTCAGGTGGCATTCGCCGTTCTGCTTGCAGTGTTATCTTTGACGCTCAAGACAAGGACATGATGAACGCCAAGACTGGAAATTGGTTCCTTGACAATCCTCAGAGAGCTAGATCAAACAATTCAGCAATTATTATTCGTGGTAAGACTTCTTACGAGGAGTTTGAGACCTTAATTAATAAGACTAAAGAGTTTGGTGAGCCGGGATTCCTATATGTTGTTGATGAGAATCAGCTTTTGAATCCTTGCTTTGAGATTTCTTTTATTCCTATTACTAAAGATGGGCGTTGCGGATTCCAATTCTGTAACCTTACTTCTATTAATGGAGCTAAAGTTGAGTCTCTAGAAGATTTTAAAAATGCTTCTTGGGCTGCTTCTTTGATCGGTACGCTGCAAGCTGCCTATACGACATTCCCTTATCTTGGTCACACTTCTGAAGAGTTGACTGAAGAGGAGGCTTTGCTTGGAGTCTCTATTACTGGAATGATGGATAATCCAGACATTCTTTTTAATCCAGAGTATCAAAGAGAAGCTGCGAAAGTTTCAGTAAATACTAATATCGAATGGGCTAAGAAGATAGGAATTAATCAAGCCTCTAGAGTCACTTGTATCAAGCCAGAAGGAACTAATTCTATTGTATTGTCTGCCGCTTCTGGAATTCATCCCCATCACGCTCGTAAGTACTTCCGCCGTATTCAGGTCAACAAGGAAGATAATGTCTACAAGTTCTTTAAGATGTTCAATGAACACGCTTGCGAAGAGAGCGTTTGGAGCGCAAATAAGGTTGATGACGTTATTACATTCCCTATTGAAGTAGGTGAGAATGTCAAGATTAAATCTGAACTAAATGCAATTGAGCATTTGGAGCTTATCAAATTGACACAAACTAACTGGGTAAATTGTGGCACAACTGCTTCAAACAAGAAGCCTCTAAATCATTCAGTTAGCTGCACCGTTATTGTTAAAGATGACGAGTGGAAGACCGTTACAGAGTATCTCTATAACAATCAAGAGTACTTTACTGCTGTTTCTTTGCTTCCTTATTCTGGAGACAAGATCTATCAACAGGCCCCAATGGAAGCAATTGTAACACCTGAAGACGAAGTTAAATTTAATAAACTTCAAGAAGAGTGGTCAAAGGTTGACTTTACTAAGCTTATTGAAGACGAGGATGAGACTAGTCATACTCAGGAAGCTGCTTGCGCTGGCGGAAAATGTGAGCCAGTAAGTCTATAAAATTTTTAGACTTTTTTGTGCTATAGTATTTTACAGAGTGTAGAATACTATATGCACATCATGTGGGCTTTAAATAAGTAAAAATATGAATACACCAGCAGCATCCATCGATTGGCAAACTTTATTTAATATTGCTTTCATGATCGCCGGTTTTCTGGCTGGCTGGATTTTTAAAAGGACTTTCCATTTAATTGACAAACAAGAGCAGAAGACAGAAGAACTTTCAAATAAACTTCACACTATTGAAATATCTCTTCCAAAAGAATACGTTAACAAAGAAGATCTCAATAAATTCTCAGAACATATTAACGCTAGATTTGATAAAATAGAAGCAAAGTTAGATAATATCATTGAACGCTCAAAGTAGCGTTTAATGAATGAGAATAGCAATTCGTGCAGAAGGTGGTTTAGGGGACGTTTTATTATTCAATAGATTTGTCCCAGCCATTAAAGAGAAGTATCCTAATTCGGAAATATCTCTTTATATAGACAGCGAAGGAAAAACTTTCCAAAAAGAAGTTGTTGAATATTTATATCCTTCATTCTATAAGGAAATTAAGGTAATCCCCAGAAAGAAATATAAGCCATTTTTTATTGATTCTCAGTTTGGAACAGAAAATCAAATTGGCTTTATTGAAAATGTTCCTGATGATATAAAACAGGAAATTGAAGCTCATGATCTATGGTACGATGGGCATATTGATTCTTTGAATTGGATCAATTATGACTTTGATTGGTACAAGTACTTTAGATTTTTTCCAAGTCCAGACATTAAGCCAGTTAATGATTCTGGAGATTATATAGTTTGCCATCTTGTTTCAACGACATCTAAAGAACATATGATGTCTAAATGGTATATTTCAAGTCTCATCAGTAAGCTAAAAGAGTTAAATAAGAAAATAATTATTATCTCTACTCCTGAAATAAATAATAACTACGATCTTTTTAACTCTGACCCTCAGATAGAAATAGTAAATAAACCAATTAAAGAAGTTTGTGACATTATTTATAATGCAAAACTTTTTATTGGCACTGATAGCGGATTTAGATACGTTGCTTACGGATGCTCCGTTCCAGTCATTACATTCTCAAAGCAGTCTCAGTCTGCTCATCAAGTATTGCCAAGTCATTACATAAGGTGGCTTATTTTCCCAGAACTAACTTTCCCGCTGTCTTTTGACTTTAATTATATTTCTAGATTAGCTGGCAAAATTTTGCAGAACAAAGGATACTCTTTGGTTCCATACCTACAAGACTTTGATTCTCAAGCAGTTAGGAGAACATATAAAGTAAACTCAGAAAAAAGTATTATCAACAATGATCATTGATGCATTTCCATACGCTAATGAAGAGTTAGTATTAACAATAAGATTAAATGAATTAGCACCAGTTGTTGATTATTTTTTAATTGTAGAGTCTAATAGAACTCAAACGGGTTTACCAAAACCATATTATTTCGAACAATCACAGGCAAAATTTGAAAAATTTTTAGACAAGATTGTTTATATTAAACTAGATCATTCTTATTTAAATAAAGTCGAAGAAGCTGATTGGTCGCAAGAGTTTCGTGTAAGACAAGCTATTGTATCAGAAGGATTAGTTAAAATAAATCAAATCAAAGCTCTTTCTAACGAAGACTATATCATAGTTAGCGATTGTGACGAAATCCCAAGAGCAGAAGTAATAAAAGAGCTTACAGCAAAGAACACAGAGTATATTTCTATCAATCATTACTTTAATACTTACTATTTTAATCTTTATTCTAAATTCAGAGACCCTTGGGGTTGGTATGGTTCTGTGTTGCTCAAACTAAAGTATTTAACCCAATACGAAGTTCAATACATAAGAAATATTAAAGACAAACTTCCCCATACTGGCAATTCTGGTGAAGGGTGGCACTTTAGTAATATTCTTGTTAATGGTTTTGATTCTTTATATTCTAAATGGATCAACAATATTGAACCTCATGATAAATCATGCCTTAAAGACAAAGAGCTTTTAAACAAGCAATTTAATAAATGTCTTTATGAGGATGATCATTTCTTTTATTGCGATATGCCAAATAAAAGAGATATTCCTTTATTAAAGCTAGATGATAGTTTACTACCAAAATACATAATCGACAATCAAGAAATTTTCAAAAACTTACTATGCTAACTTTTCAAGAAGCTTGCAGTTTAACAATAGGAATTCATCTAAGCGGACCCGGATTAGGGGATAATTTGATTTTGTCTTCTTTGCCAGAAAACTATTTTAGAAACACTGGAAAGAAACTAATCGGAGATAAGAGTAATCCTATTTTTCAAAATAATCCTTATGTCGATTCTGGCCCAACTCCTGACGCATGGTTTACTCATCAGCAGATCTGCGATGAAACCTCTTACTTTGTAAGAACTCTTAAAAAAATTCATCCTCACCCTTCCATCCCTTACGAGCATTGCCAATTCTTTTCTTTGCCAAAATGTTATTTAAGACATTCAAGATTGTATATCCATGAAGATTTAAAAACTGTTCAGAATAAGGTTTGCGTACATACCAGCGGCAAGTCTTCTGGAACTCTATCTGAAGAGATTATTGAACGTATAGAAAATAACTATAAAGACTATCACTTGGTTCAAACAGGAGGCAAAGCAGATAGAAAAGTTAAATCAGCAGAAGACAAGACTGGACTGAGTATGCTAGACACTGCTAAAGAAATAGCAGAAGCAGCAATTTTTATAGGAGTAGACAGCGGAGCAGGTTATCATGTTGCAAACTGCTACCCAAAAGTTAGAAAGAAATTAATTATTAATTACTTTACCGAGGATCAGTTTGAAAAGTTAAGCCCATTATATGGTGATGCTCCTTGGTGGGATTTTAATATTGAAACTTATAATCCTTTTGATTACGATGTAGGATGTTCAATGAGTTATTTAAAAATATGAAAAATTTGTACCTGTGCGGGATAACCTCAAACGAGGAAGAAAAAATATCAGACCTAATAGATTCAACAAAAGCGTTTTTTGATGGATATGTCTGGTGCGTAGATTCTAATTCAAATAGCGATTCTACTTATAATCTTCTTGACTCTAATAAAGGTAAAGGAAAAATCGTCAGACATCCTTGGGTTAATGCTCATGACTGGCAAGCAAATGAATGGCTCTATTCTGGAATCTTTGAAGAAGGAGACTGGTGCTTCATTGCTGACTCAAGTGAGAAGCCAACTGAAGAGTGGTGCAAGAACATGAAGTCAATGATTCTTGGCTTTGAAAAAGACGGCATCGAAGCAGTTTACTGTTCTGGTAGACCATTTTTATTTAAATGGAATCCTTATCTATTTTTCTTTTTAACTCCACATTGGTCTCTACAAGGATTAAACGGCAAAGCAGCGACCATTCCAGAAGACAAGAAGAAAAACTTTATAATAAACAAAAGAGACCTAAATCCTGCCAAACATTATCAAGAACACGATACTAAATATTATCTTTATGGAAGGAATAATCAAATAGAGGCATTTTATAGCAAGTACGGTCAAGAAATAGTTAAACATCACGAAGTATTGCGTAGAGAATTCAGAAAGAATTTAATAAAAAGAGGGTTTGATCCAAGCATAAAAGGAATAACAGAATTTTTCCAAAAAGGAGAATTTACAGAGTTTGATAAGAATATGATTGAGTTTGAGTTTTGCCTTTCTGAATTTTATCAAAGAGTTATTCTTGGCATGGACTTCATGAAAGAAATAGCTTCAAGAAGATACAAATGGTCTTTCTCGGGTTTCTTAAAAACTGGTGATGGATTTAGCGACCCATCATACGAAGGGACAATTTTAAAATATAATAAGAAGTATCTTTCTCTATGAAATTTCTTGTTGATAGAGATCCAGCAGACACTTTGCTTCTAAGAAAGATATGCATTGATACTCTTTGCATAGATGTAATCGAAAAGACTAATTCTAATTTATTCTGCGGGGTTTATATAGAAGGCAGAAACAGGGAAATAAACACCATAGAAGATGAAGCTGCATTTCGAAGTTTTAAAATATTTTCTCAAAATAACTACCCTTACTTTGTCCTAAGCCCAAATGGAGAAAATCTATTTAATAATAATCCAGAATATAAAAAAAGTAGAGCCTACCATATTAAAATACCAGAGTTAAACTCTCACGATTCGTATTCTCAATTTATGATAAAACATCTTTGGGATTATATACCTGAAGAGTTTCATAAAATATTATTTTTTCACCCAGACGGATTTCTGATAAAAGAAGGCTGGGAGCAGTTTGTTTTAGATGGTCAAATAGATTACATTGGCAGTGCTTGGTGTCACACCCCAAGAATAGAAATTCTTCATGAAGGACAATGGAAGTTAATAAATCTTCCTGCTATACAATGTGGCAATGGCGGGTTTAGTTTTAGGAATAGATTAGCGTGTGAAGAAATAAGTAAAAACTTTTCTCATTTTACCATGAGAGAGTACGGAAGGACAGACAATAGACCGCCTCCAGAAGATTTATTCTATTCTCATCTTATTAATGGAACGGTTAAAAATAGCAGAGTTGCAGGATTAAAAGACTGCATGAAATTTTCTCTTGATCCTTTAACTCTACAAGAGTATAATAAAAAAGCGAGTTTTGGATTTCATCACCCCAAAAAAATTAACGAATTTCAAAACTACAGAGATTATTTTTTAAACCTCTAATATGTCTTCTAAGAAAATAGCAATCCTAGGTGCGGGGTCTTCTGTTGCTAAAGGCATCTTAGAGGAATTGAATGGCAAAGGACATGATCTAGAAATCTTTTATCGCAAAGATTTAGATGTTACTAATTTATCCAGCCTTAAAGACAAGTTCAAAGACAAGTATTATGATTTAGTAATTCATTGCGCTATGTCTGGTACAGGAAGATTTTATGCAGAAGACTCTGCTCAAAACTTCTATGAAAATATCATAATGCAAGAGAACTTATTTTTTCTTGAGAATCATTATTCTAATTTGATCATATTTAGTTCTGGGGCGCAGAACTCTAGAAAAATAAATGTCATAGATCTAGAAGAAGGCGAGTTCAATGAGCCAACAAGTAACTTCTATTCTCTTGCTAAATACGTCAATGCTAAAAGGGCAATTGGAAACGATAAGGTTATAAATTTAAGAATCTTTAATGCTTTTACGCATTTTGAAAAAGATAACAGATTCATTAAAAATAATATTTTCAAATATCTAAAAAAACAACCTATTGAAATCTGGGGAGACGCTTTCTTCGACTTTTTTTACGCTAATGATATTTGCAAAGTAATAGAGTACTTTATTCAAAATCCAAGCAAGTCTTATTGTGAACTAAATTTAGTATACGATGAGAAATATAAACTTTCTGATATCGCTAACATAATAAATTCTCTTTCCAATCACAAGGTTGAAATAATTATCAAGCAAGGAGAGAATAAACATTATACTGGCAATGGTAAAAAATTAAACTCTTTGAATTTAAATTTCGAAGGCTTACATCAGGGAATAATTAAAACTTTTAACGTATTAAAAAATGAGTCAATTTAAAGAAGACATCCGCAGTTTTATTCTATCGTTACAAGAGAAGTCAGGTAGACTTCCAAAATTCTGCCACAATCTCAATGGAGCAGAGAACAAGGTATATTATTCTGGAGCCTACTTTGATGAAAATGAATTAGTCGCCGCAATAGATACACTACTTTTTGGCAAATGGTCATCAAGCGGAGAAGTATGCGCTCAATTCGAAGTGCAGTTTAGTAAGTACATTAATCAAAAACATTCATTCTTTACGAACTCCGGTTCTTCAGCGAACCTTCTATTGATCGCTGCCTGTAAAGAGTACTTTAAGTGGCAAGATGGAGACGAAATAATTGTCTCAGCAGTAGGATTCCCAACAACGGTTTCTTCAATTATTCAGAATGGGTTGAAGCCTATTTTTATTGATATAGAATGGGACACTTTAAATTTTGATCTTAATCTAATTTCTTCAAAGATTAATTCTAAAACTAAAGCTATCTTCTTGTCTCCTGTACTTGGAAATCCGCCAAACATAGACGCTTTAAATTTTATATGCGATAAGCATAACGTCAAACTGCTATTGGACAACTGCGATTCTCTAGGTACTAAATGGAATAACAAATTTCTCAATGAGTACGCCGTAGCTTCATCATGCTCATTTTATCCAGCGCATGAAATAACCACTCTTGAAGGAGGTATGGTGTCTTCAAACATTGAAGATATTGTTCAGCTTGCCAGAAGTTATGGCACATGGGGCAGAGACTGCTGGTGCGTAGGAACCTGTAATCTCCTTCCAAATGGTTCGTGCGGCAAGAGATTCTCTAGTTGGCTAACTGATTTTCCAGACACTATCATTGACCACAAATATGTATTTAATAGAATTGGATATAATTTGAAGCCTTTAGACTTGCAAGGAGCCATTGGCATAGAGCAACTTAAAAAACTAGACTATATTTGCTCAACTCGTTTGCAAAATCAAAAAACTATTTCTTCATTATTTAAAACTTATGTTAATGATCTAAGATGCCCTAACGTGCTTGGTGATACATCTTGGGTTCCATTTGGGGTGCCTTTGATCTGTTCAAACAAAGACCAAAAAGTAAAACTAGTTTCTTTCTTAGAAAAGAATGGTGTTCAAACTAGAAATTACTTTGCTGGAAATCTATTGATGCACCCCGGATACAGACATCTTGATAACTTTTTAGACTATCCAGAAAGCAATAAAGTCTTAGATCTAGTATTCTTTGTAGGCTGCGCCCCTACTATTTCAGAATCAAACGTAAACTATATAGAGAAAGTTCTTCAAGCATGGAAATTACAAGAACAGATCTAGGAATCCTTATAATAAAAACAGACTGTTTCTTTGATGAAAGAGGCTTCTTTGCCGAAATCTTTAACGATAAAAGGTACAAAGAGCTTGGTTTTAATCATAAATTTTTACAAGACAGTATATCTGTTTCTAAATATGGCGTAACGAGGGGCTTACATTTTCAAAAAAAGCCCAAAGCTCAAGGAAAGTTAATCCAAGTCCTCAAAGGAGAAATATTTGATGTTGCCGTAAATATCAATAAAAATTCTCAGAACTTTGGAAAACATGAAGCATTTTTTCTAACAAGAGGAATGCAGATTTTTATTCCAGACGATTTCGCTCATGGATTTCAAAGCCTACAAGACGATTCAACTATTATTTATAAGGCTACAAACGTTCATTCAAAAGAACATGAATGCACGATTATGTGGAATGACCCTCTTTTAAATATTAAATGGCCTATTAGCAATCCAATAATATCTCAAAAAGATTTACACACAGGAATTAAATTATCAAAACTATGAGTAACATTAAAACTTTAAATTTCAATGGAGAAAAGTTAGCCTTATTTACTTTCATTGATCCAAGCAATAGAGACATGGAGGTAACTAATTGGCACCATAAAGTTCATTCTTTTCTTGGCATTCCAATTAATTATTTTCAAATAGACTACAGACTTATTAATCACGGAGGAGCAATGGAAAAGTCTATTGCTCTGTTTAAAAATCAAGTTGATTATTTTTGTTTTATAGATAACGACTGCTTGCTTCTTAGAAAAGAGGTGCCACAAGAAATATATGAAAAACTAAAAGATAAGAAAACAATCTTTGGTGGATGCCAAAATTCTAATCACATCCATATAAATCCAACTCACCCATTTGTACAACCTAGTTCATTCTGTATCTCGACCAAGCTTTATGAAACTCTTGGAAATCCTCATTTAGGGGATTACATAAAAAGATCTGATACTTGCGAAGAGGCTACTTGGCTATGCCAAGAAAACGGTTATACCGTTTGCATGGTTTATCCATCTCATTATAATGAACTAACGGACGAAGAATGTAGTTCAAGCGGAAATCCAAAGAGATGGAGACTCACAGATACTTTATATTATGGTCTTGGAACTACATACGGCGATACTTTTTTCCATGCAGGAATGCAAGGATTACCAAGAAGCAAACAGGTCTTTATTAATAAATGTAAAGAAGTTCTTAGTAAAGGCAAAAAATGTTTAGAGGGAGTTATTACCTGCGTTGGATATGGAGACATCTTAGAACTTACGCTGCCTAAAAATAAAAAACACTTTGATAACCTAATTGTAGTTACAGATCTAAAAGATTCTAGAACAAAAGATGTTTGTGACAGAAACGGCGTAAACTGTATTCAAAGCGATATCTTTTATTCTAAAGGAACTATATTTAATAAAGGAGGAGCTATAAATTTAGCTTATGCCAATTTAAGATATTTTGATTGGTGTATAAATTTGGACGCAGATATCATCCTTCCTGACAATTTTAGACATTCGTTCATGGCGCATGATTTAGATGAAAACGAACTATACGGTGCGCCAAGAAAGTTTGTTTGGAATTACGAACAGTATAAAAAACTAGAAGACAATGTTTTTCTAGACGAGGAACTTTTAACTTTAGATGGTATTGGAGTTGGGTATTTCCAAGCGTTTAACTTTAAATCTAATAAAATAAAACATCTTCCTAAAAATAAATTATACTCAGATAGTAACACGGCAGAACAGGTAGACATTGAATTTTTGTATAATTTTTATCCACCTCCCTCTCCAAAGGTTCCAAGAATGTTTTTTGATGTAATACATCTAGGGCCACCCGGAGTATTCAATAATCTAAAACTAAATTCAAAACTAGCCTCTTTGAAAGGATTAGAGTTTAAAGATTTTCCAAATGTAAATGATGACGAGTTCTTTAAAGACTATCCTGATATTTATAATCATAAGAACAAGCCAGAACAAAAGTATAATCAATACTATAAATATTTCAAAAACTCAATCAATCATAGAGATTTCGTCTTTAGAATGTGCTTGGATAAGCTGAATAAAAAGCCAGCCAAGATCCTAGAGATAGGAACATCAAGAAGTCTAAACGGCAAAGCTGGTGACGGTTGGTCAACTTTGTTTTGGTGCGAATATGTGGCTCAGTATGGCGGCGAACTGAATGTTTGTGATGTTGATCAAGCAGCAATAAACGTAAGCAAGCTGCTGACTGAAAATTATCATAGTTCAATAAATGTAAATTTCTTCTGTGAAGATGGAATTAAGTATATAGATAATACTTATGATTTAATTTTCTTAGACGGATCTGATTGCCCGTATCAGATGTTGGAGCAGTTTGAAAAAATCGACAGAACAAAAACTATAATTCTATGTGATGACTTCCATGTAAAAGGAACAGTTGTAAGAGAAAAATATAAGGACTTTAAGTTAATTAAAGTAAACGAAATACACGAAATGGCAATCTACAACAAAATCTAATTATTAAATGATAATAGCAAACATAGAGCTTTCTGAAAACGAAGACTATTCTCCATTTCATTCTAAAAGATACGGAGGCGGATCTGTTTTTGGCAAATATGCTTTGCCATTATTAAATAATCAAGAAACCAAATTCTATATCTATGGTAGACCTAAAAACTTTGAAAACGTTACTGAAGAAGAGGGCAAGTCAAATTGCATTGAATTAACTAACGAACAAGTAAAACTTCTTAAACAAGGCTATCCAGTAGCTAGAATAATTCCTAACGCTGACCGATGGGATATTATCGTTCACAATCAAGAGTCTTTTGCGTTTAATACACAAGGGTTAAAATGCAAACAGGTATGCTGGCTTGCTTTTGTAAACCAAACTATCTGGCCCTTAAATGATGCTGGATTTGTGTATTCTTATAATCAAAATCCAATTCTTGATCCTAATAGAACTAAATTAATGAAAGTTCAGATAGGAACTTTTGTACCCGAGTCATTTCAAGAATACGCAAAAGAAGACTATTTGTTCCAAGTAACAAGAATGGATTCTACAATGAATCCTATTAAAACAGTTAAACTTTGTAATAAATTTAAGATAAAAGGATATTTTGCGGGTCCAATTCTAAATAACTACCCACTATTGCAGCATATAGATAATGAAAATACTTTTTATATGGGAGTCTTGACTGAACAAGAAAAAATTAAAATGCTCAAAGGAGCTAGGCTCTTTGGTGGAATCCAAGATTGGGATACAATATGGAATTTAAGCTGCCATCAATCTTTAGCATACAACACTCCTTTAGTTTGTTATAAGCGTGGATTCTTTAATGAATTAATAGAAGACGGCGTAGATGGATTTTACTATAATGATAACGAAGACTCTTTCTTTGAAATATGGGAGAAAAGCAAGAAGATTAAGCAACAAGATTGCTACAAAAAAGCTTTAAAATTTTCAGAAAAAGAAATGGTCAATAGTTTTTATCAAAATTTTAGAAAATTATTAAACGTATGAAAATAGTAGCTCTAATAGTTTGTGATGACCATTTATATTCTGGCGGCTACAAAACAATTAACTCTTTAAAACACTTCAACCCAAATATAGAAGTTGCGCTATATAACACAAAAGAAATACAAAGAGTAAAACAAAAGCACAGAATACCTGACAATCTTTGGTTTTCTGCTCCTTTCTTTTGTTACGATTACATAGAAAAAAATGATAAACCAGATATTTTAATTAAACTAGGAGCCGATTGTATTGTACTAGATAATATAGAAGAAATTCTAAATCTAAATTATGATGCAGCTTCTGCTAGAAATGACCCAGATCAAGTTGGAGACAGATACGAAAAACATAATCGACCAGATATAATAAGAGATATTCCTAATCATGAATGGGTTAATGCCGATTTCGTTTGTATTAAGAATTTTGCCTTTTTAAGAGATTGGCTACTATTAACTGATGACTATAAAGAAGGTAGGAGAGTAGCATTAAATAAATATGGCAAGATTTACGCTGGAGATGATATGTCATCTTTAAACGTAGTTTTTAGAAATTATGGGTATAATACTTTAATTCTTGATCCAAAAGGTTCAGATAAAATATATGGCTCTAGCGGAAACTGGAGTTACAGCATTTCAAACTGGGATAACTGGAAAGAGATTTATTTTAATGGACAAAAAAGTATAATGCCAGATGGAGGTAGAGGAACTGGAGATAGACAAATAAAGATTTTACATCAAGGTGGAGGAACTTGGGATCAGAAGCTAAACTTTAATTTATTTAATGAAGAGTTTAGGAAGCATATACGACTAGTAACAAAATATGAAAATTAATCCTTTAAAAAAGCGCATATTAGAAATATGCTATAAATACAAGATCTCTCACATTGGAAGTTTTGTTTCTGCTGTAGATATTATTGACGAAATTTTTTCCAAGAAAACAGAAGATGATATTTTTATTCTATCTTCTGGACACGCAGGTTTGGCTCTTTATGTAGTTTTAGAAAAGTATCTTGGATTAAATGCTGAAGGACTTTATCTTAAACACGGTCTTCATCCTCATAGAGACCTAGCTGATAAAATTTATTGCTCAACTGGAAGCCTTGGAACAGGAATAACAATAGGGGTTGGATCAGCAATAGCAAATAAAAATAAAAAAGTATATGTACTATCTTCAGACGGCGAATCCTACGAGGGCAGTTTTTGGGAAAGCTTAAACTTTATTTCTGAAAACAAGATAGACAATTTGTTTTTATATGTAAACGCAAACGGCTTTGCTGCGTATAAATCGGTAGATGTAGGAGAGTTAAAAAGAAAAATTGCGAGTTTTGATATTCAGACAGATAATAAAGTTAAAGTAGTAGAAACAGATTTTAGAGATATGCCTTTTCTAAATGGTCTTTCTGCACACTACAAAACGTTAACACAAGAGGACTGGGAACAAATTAAAGCGTATGATATATAATAACAAGCTATACTGGATTAATAATGTTAATGGTGCCGACTATTTGATGCTTGGCGTTGCCGCCATGCTGAGAAAGAAATTTAAAAAAGATCTAATTGGAGCGGAAATGGGAACTGCATATGGCGGTGGACCAGAAGCAGTTGGTAAACTATGGAAAGGAATTGGGCAAGTCCACGCTTTCGATACCTTTGAAGGCCATCCAGCACAGTTATCAGATGATCCGAATTCTTTTGAAGCTAGATGCATGGACAGGTGGTATGATAATAGATATGCAGGAAACGAAAGAATCCCCCATCTTACAGAAGAAATGCTTTCTTATGAATACCAAAGAAAAGTATTAGACGATCAAGGATTAAGTAATGTAATTTTGCATAAAGGTTTAATCGGAGAAGATTCTTTAAAAGATATACCTTATTTGCATTATGCTTTATTAGATATGGATTTAATAAAGAGCATGAGAATTGGATATGAAATTGTAAAAGATAAAATTGTCCAAGGAGGATTTCTTTGTTTGCACGATGTAATTCCAAACGGTCATATCGAAGGCTTGTACGAGCTATATCAAGAAATACTAAATGAAGGCAAATGGAAGACTGTAATCGAAGCAGAATCAAGCTATCTAATAGTTTTAAAAAGGCTATAAATGAGAAGACTATTTGCTCAATTACTACATGAAGAAATGAAGGTAAATAAAGATATTTATCTTCTTACTGCCGATTTAGGGTTTGGTATGTGGGATAAAATTAGAGATGATTATCCTGACAGATTCTATAACGTTGGAGCGGCAGAACAATTACTAATAGGCGCAGGAGTGGGTCTTGCTTTGGAAAATAAAATTCCAGTTTGTTATTCTGTAACTTCTTTTCTGCTCTGTCGCCCATTTGAATGGATTAGGAACTATGTAAACCATGAACAAATTCCCGTTAAACTGTTAGGAGGAGGTTTAAATGAAGATTATGGAAACTTAGGATTTACTCATCATTCTAATGATTACAAAGATATACTAAATCTATTTCCAAATATTCAAAACTTTATCCCAAACGATAAAGAAGAACTAAAGAACAGCTTTAAAGAATACTTGTTTAATTCGAAACCAGCCTTCATGGGAATAAAAAGAGAATCTCACTGAGTTAAATGAATAAATATAATAAAATCCAAATCTATCTTCGCCAATTTTCTGGTCTTAGGAACAACCCAGACAGACCTGATTGGTTTAATACAGAAAAAGTCTTCGTCAATTTACTAAATACAATAAATCAAAGTTGCTCTTTAACTGTTTGTTTTGAAAGAGAGGAGGATTTTAATAGTCATTTTATTTCAAAATACTATAACAAAAATGGAAACACTTTTAAACTAGTTTTTATAAGCACGAAAAATAAGACCAGAGAAACATTTTCTGAAGAATCTTGGAGTCATTCTGTAGCTGCAACATCTGAAGTAATTCTTCAAGATATACAAAATGGTGTTATTGCAGATGATTGTTTGATTTATATTTTAGAAGAAGACTATTTGCACCTGCCATACTGGCCGCAGATAACATTAGATCTTTTTAATAATTTTATTTCAAATAATGATTACGTTTGTTTATACGATCATAATGACAAGTATATTTTCAGACAAACAGAGTCTACAATTAATAATTATAATTTAGAGAAGCATTGGGGAATGTATAGAGACTTGAAGTCTGAAATTATTGTTTCAAACGCTAGACATTGGAGAAATTTACCAAACTGTGGGCTATCAATGATCATGTCAAAATCTCTGTTTTTAAGAGACCAAGAGGTTTGGATTAAAGGATATTCGGACTGCGAAATTGGATATCAATTACTGACTAAACACAAAACAAACTTTTGGACTCCTATGCCAAGCGTTTCAACTCATTGCATTAACCCATTCCTAGCCCCTCTTGTTGATTGGAAAAAAGTAATAAACTAATGAAAGAAGGCAAAAATTTCAAAGTATTAGGAGTCAGACAGTCTCTAATTGGAGACTGCATAATGAGTTTACCAGTTTTGCAATTTGTCGAAAAGCGTAGACCAAACAGTTATAAATACTGGCACGTTGCTAAAAAGTGTTCTCAGTCTGCTCCTTTATTTTATAATCATCCTTTAATTGATAAAATAGTAATTACTGATTGCGAAGAAGGCTTTGGCCCTAAAGATATAGAACTAGCCAAGCAATGCGATTTTGTATTTAATACAACTCCACAACACCCATTTGGAGAGTGCTGGCATGATCATAGGAATATGCTTCAAGAAACTTGGGTAATGGCAGGTATTGATTTAAAAGAATTTGAAGCTCTAACAGAAGAAGAAAAAACTCCATCTCTTACAAAATGGTTTAATACCAACAGAGAATCAAACACAATAGCAGTCCATTGCTTCGCTGGATATGGAAGAGATAACCACAGAAGCCCAAACAAAGAATGGTGGGCTGAATTAATAGAATCATTAACTAAACAAGGGTTTAAAGTTATTAGATTAGGACATCCAAAAGAACCAGAACTTACAAAATGTAATGATTTGCGTCACTTATCTTTTCTTGAGCAGATCCAAATAGCTTTAGGATGTGATATGTATATAGGCACAGATTCTGGATTTTCTTTAGTCATGGGAGCATATTCTCACCCTCAAATAACATTGCTTACAAATTGGAACGTAAACCATTTTCAAAATCCAACTTGTTTGCAGCCAATTAACAAAAACAACATAAGCCTATTTAATGAATTTATAAAAGGCGGATGCTCTGGAATATCTAAAGATAAAGTTTTAGAAAATATTAAAAATTTACTATAATAGTCTATGTATCAATATCCTTTACAAACAGACAACTTTTCTCTACTAGATAGAATTAAGGCAGCTTTATTTGTTGTTAATAAGAAGAATCGTCTCACTACTGGGCCTAAAGTTATTGAACTAGAGAAAAAGTGGGAACAGATCGCAGGACCGAATACTAAATGTGTAGCTGTTTCTTCTGGTTCAACCGCCAATCATCTTTTAGTAGAGACTTTCATCCAGAGTCTCAATCTTGACCCAAAGGATATTACTGTTTTTGTCCCTTCAACAACATGGGCATCATCTATAAGTCCTTGGATAATGAGAGGATGTAAAGTAGTTTTTGTAGACATTAATCTAAATGATTTTAGTTTTGATTATCAGCAGTTAGAAAAGAAACTAGAAAGCACAAAGAATTCTAAAAAAGTTAAGGTAATCTGGCCTACTGCTTTAATTGGTTTTATTCCTGACATTAAAAAGCTAACCGAATTAAAAGAAAAGTATAACGCTTATCTATTTGCTGATCTCTGCGAAACAACAATGGGAGAATATCTTGATAAGAATATTCTTCGTTGTTTTGACATGACAACGACTTCTTTCTTTTGGGCGCATCAAATCTGCGGTATTGAAATGGGTATGCTGTTCATGCAAGAAGATTTTATTAAGAACAGCGAGTTCTATATAAATGCTCAAATGATCCGAAGCCACGGATTAACTAGAGTTCTACCAAAAAACAATGTAGTCAGACAAGAAATAGAAAAAGACAATCCAGAAGTCGATCCTGAATTTCTGTTTTATAAAGTTGGAACAAATTATAGAACAACAGATCTAAACGCTTTTTTTGCCTTGATGGATACTGAAAGATATTATGACTATATAAATCAAAGAAAAGAAATTTGGCAATATTTTGTATCCAAGCTCCCAGTTGAATACAAGAAGCTTAATCCAGATATCGTTCCATTCTGTCTTCCGCTAATAACAGAGAGTAAATCAATTAAACACATAAAGAAGATATTAAACTTAAACGGCTGGGAGACTCGACCAGTAATTTGTTACCTTCCAATCAATCCAGCGTTCAAAGAGTTTGCAAAAGGAGAAGTTTTCCCTAATAGCGAATTCTTAAATAGAAACGGATTCTATGTTGGTTTAAATAAAGACGTAAAACGCGAAGACATAGATAAACTAATCAATCTTTTATAAAATGATTAATATTTGCACAGACGAGGCTTATGCTTTTGATTTCTTAAGCATATTACAGATAAAGAGCGACCGCTCAGATCAAGCGAAAGAGACTTGGCAAAATTGCTATAATTATATAAAAGCTCAATTACCTAAAGATTTATTTATTCAAATTATTAACTCCCAAGAATATGAAAATATGGTATCAGTTAATAAGAAAACTTTTGATGCTGTTGAGCTTGCTAGATATGGTAATATCTCAGCAAAAGAAGTCGATAGCGCAAATATGGAACGGCATTACGCGAAAATAGCATTACAAAAAAGATTTTTTCTCACTAATCTAACAGAACAAAAAACATGAAAAATGTAATTATTACCGGAATCTCAGGACAAGATGGGTCTTACATGGTGGACTATCTTATTGAGAATACTAATTTTAATATCTTTGGAGCAGTAAGAAGGATTTCTAAACCTAACTATTCTAATTTTGAACAACATCTTGATAACAAAAGGTTTAATCTAATCACTCTTGATCTTTCAGATTCTCAATCAGTTGATAATGCGGTAAGAGAAGTTAAGCCTGATTATTTTATTAATTTTGCTGCTCAATCTTTCGTTGGATCAAGCTGGCAGATTCCAGAACAAACATTTGACGCAGGTGCGATGGGTGTTATAAGATGTCTTGAGGCAGTCCACAAACACGCTCCTCATTGTAAATTTTATAATGCTGGAAGTTCTGAAGAGTTTGGAGATGTAAAGTACGCTCCTCAAGACGAGAAGCATCCTCTTTCTCCAAGGTCTCCTTATGGAGCCGCGAAATGCGCTGCAAGACATATAGTTAAAGTATATCGTGAGTCTTATAATCTTTTTGCAATTCAAGGTTATCTTTTTAATCATGAATCTCCAAGAAGAGGAGAAGAGTTTGTTACTAGAAAAGTAACTAAAGGAATTGCTAGAATTAATAAAGCTATTCAAAAAGGAGAATCTTTTGAGCCAATTCGTCTTGGAAATGTTGACGCGAAGAGAGACTGGAGCCATGCTTTTGACTTTGTGGACGGCGTGTGGAAGATGTTGAACCAAGAAAAGCCAAATGAGTATGTTCTCTCTAGTAATGAAACTCATACAATTAGAGAATTTATTGAACTCGCTTTTAAAGAAGCAGGAATAGAAGGATTTTGGCATGGGCAAGGAACGAATGAAGAGTACTCTATTTCGACTGAATACGCCATCAAGAATGAAGTCAACTCATCTGTACTGGTCAAAATCGATCCAAAATTCTTCCGCCCCGCAGAGGTTGATTTGCTCCTTGGAGACTCAAACAGGGCCAGACAAGAACTAGGTTGGAATCCGAAATGGTCTTTCCATCAGTTAGTAAAAGACATGGTAGCTGCGGATATTAAAGAATCATAATGTCAACTCATCAAACTATTGTTGAAAAATTTGTAAGAGAAAAAGACATAAACTGGGCCAGAGACATGAAAACTGCCTCAAGGCTCTTAAAAAAATTTCCAGATAGAGACTTTTGGGATTGGGTTGAGCCATACCCAACAGTCAGCAATCTTGCGTTTTTGCAATCTGAAAAAAATTTAGAAATACTAATTAATAGATATCAGCTATTTCTTCAGCAAAAAGACCTCAAAGACTCCAAAGAAAAGCTCAAAGAAAGCTTTGACTCAAAGCTTGCGGTCAGCTATAATGAACTAAACGGCAAGGTGGGCGAAGACATCCCCATTGTAAAAAAGCCCAAAACTTTAAAAGAATTCCTGAATTATGGCGAGACCTCCGAAACAACAGCAACCTGAAGAAAAAGTATCAACCGTTGGAGCTTCAAGCAGACTCCAAGCAATTTTAAATAACAAAGATCATAAGGATGATCATTTTAATTTCGAAGAAGCAGTTACTTGGAAGATCTCAACTGGCAGTCTTCTATTAGACGCAGCAGTAGGTGGAGGCATTACCCCTTCTCTAATTCGTCTTTGCGGACCAAATAACGAAGGCAAAACTCCACAAGCTTTAGAGATTTGCAGAAATTTCCTTGCAGAGATTCCTAAGAGCAGAGTGGTTTGGGTGTTGGCAGAGGGCCGTTTATCTAAAGAGAACAGAGAGCGTTGCGGCATGAAGTTTGTCACCGACGCTTCTGAATGGACTGATGGTTCAGTTTTTATTCTTGAGTCTAATGTTTATGATTTAGTAATTGACGTTATTAAAGATCTCGTTCTTAATAATGCAGAAGATCATCGTTATTGTTTTGTAATTGATTCGATGGATGGTCTTATCTTGAAGAGAGACAAAGACACTAGCCCAGCAGACGCGAGCAAGGTCGCGGGAACTCAAGTCATCAGTAAAAAGCTTTTGCAGTCACTAAGTATTGGAATGTTCAAGCATGGTCACTTGATGATTGCTATTAGTCAGATTACTTCTGAAATTAAGATTGATCCTTATGCTAAGAACGCCCCAAGAGGAGGAATGTTTAGCGGCGGAAATGCTCTCTTGCATTGGGCAGACTTCATCCTAGAGTATAGTCCAACTGCAATGGGAGATTATATTCTTGACAACCCATCTGGCAAAATGAATGATGGTAAGACTAAATCAATTGGAAAATATTCCAAAGTGATGATTCAAAAGTCTACCAGTGAAGCTACTCGCAAGAATATTATTCAGTATCCAATTAAGTTTGGCAAAAAGCCTTCTGGCATTTGGGTAGAGTATGAAATTCTTGATTGCTTGTTGATGTGGGATCTTGTCGTTGCAAAAGGCGCGTGGATCACTGTCGATGATTCTCTAATTGAAGAGTTGAAGACGGTTGGAATTGATATGCCAAAGCAACATCAGGGAAGAGAAAACTTCAGGAAGTGGCTTGAAGAAAATACTGACGCTACGAAGCATTTGTTCAATAAGCTCAAAGCCGTTCAATCAAAATGAAGCTTTATTCTGTAACCGGCAGAATAATTAACAAAAATGTTTCCCAATTTTTAATAGATTGGGAAAAAGAGTCTCGTTCTAAAATTCAATTTCAAGTAAAGCAATTCTTGAAACCATTTTGGAAGACTCATGTTTGTTACGAAGAGTTCCCGGTATTTGGAAGTAGAATGAAGGTTGACTTCATTAATATCTCTCGCAAAATAGCGGTAGAAGTTAATGGCGACCAGCACTCTTCTTTCAATAAATTCTTCCATAATAACTCAAGATTAAATTACCTTAATTCTATTAAGAGAGACTACAAAAAAGCTGTGTGGTTAGAGAAAAATGGTTTTCAATTAATAGAATTAGAGACTAGCGACCTAAATAAATTAAGTTATGATTACATAAATCATACATTTAATATATCGTTAGTGTAATATAAGCTGTGGCTAAAAATAAAGAATTTCATTTCCCAGAAAGTATTCTATCACAGATAGATGAATGCTCGCAGGGAGGGTTCTTGCTGTTTACCTTTGACAAAAAGGGAATGCCAGAAGTAAGGTCTAAATTCGATAATGCACAGAACGCAATGGCGATGCATTATTATATTAATAATTGGCTTAGTGCTGTTGATCAGATTAATTTAGAAAATACTATTCACAACATTATTGCCTCTGATGAAGAAGACGGTGAAGACGAAGATGGTTCTGCTCAAAAATAACTCTTTTTTTGTTTAAATGAAGCTTTCCTCTATTAAAGTAGAGCAATCCTTGCTTGGTGCGCTCATTAAAAACTCAGAATCTTTTTATGATATAGATCACTTTATATCAGAAATTGATTTTACTAATGATGTAAATGGAACAGTTTATTCAGTTATTAGGCAACTTTGCAATGCTAAAGAGAAAATTGACAAAGTAATATTAGCTCAAAAGATTCAAAATCTTGGAATCTCATTTCAAGAAGATCTTGATATATATGATTATATTGATTGCCTTTCTTTAGCGGTTTCAAATAAAGAATCTGCTCTTAAATACGCTAAGGAGTTAAAGCAGTTTTCTATTCGGCGAGACATAAAAGGCATGGCTCAAAGAATAATAGAAACTGTTTCTACCAATCCTGAGAAAAATGCCAATCAAATAATAGCTGAAGTAGATTCTATATATGGCGAAAAGATTAATTCTTTTGATGCTACTGAAGAGATTAGGAATATCTTTGAAGACATAGAAGCTTTCATAGAAGAAAAAGGTAATAATCCTCAAGATGAAGCAGGTATAGAATTGCATTATCCAGAGTTTGCAAGACTCTATGGTGGTTTAAGAAATGGAAATGTCTATGCCATTGTAAGCCGCCCCGGTCAAGGCAAAAGCTCCTTCTTAGTTGAGATGTCTCTGGGAGCTTATTTAAAGAACAAAAAAGTCAGTGTTCTTTATCTTGATACTGAAATGTTCTCAGAAGACGTTAAGCTTCGTATTGCAGCAGCAAAGACAGGGGTGCCTTTCTGGTATATTGATACAGGAAACTGGCGTAAGAATGCTGAAATGGTCACTAAGGTTAGAGGCTTCTTAAAAGAATTCAGTAAATATAATTATACTCATCATTGTGTCGGTAATAAAAGTATTGATGAGATTATATCTTTCATTCGTAGATGGTATTATAGCAAAGTTGGAAGAGGAAACCCTGCTCTTATTTGCTATGATTACGTTAAACTTACCGGAGAAAAGGTAGGTCAAAACTGGGCAGAACATCAAGCCATCGGTGAAAAGATCGATAAACTTAAAAAGATTTCAGAAGAAATTAATGCCCCGCTATTCACTGCCATGCAAATGAATAGGGCTGGCGAAAACTTTAATAGAAACGCTGGAGATGTAACTGATGATAGCTCTGCGATTGCTCTATCTGATCGACTGCAATGGTTTTCAAGCTTTGTCGGAATTTTCCGAAGAAAAACTCTTGACGAAATAGAGCGCGACACCCCAGACTTCGGCACACACAAGCTGATAACCTTAAAAAGCCGTTTCCAAGGTAAAGATGCCGCTGGGCATCAAGATCTTCTTAGAAGAAGAAACGAACATGGCGATGAGCGTTATGTTCAAAACTTTATCAACTTTCAGATTAATAATTTTAGCGTAGAAGAGAGAGGCTCCTTGACTAACATTATTGAGAGAGAGCGTCAAACATTCTCATTGAATGATGCCAATCCCAATGATGGTGCTTTGTTATGAGTGACATAAAAGAAATACTTCAAAATATCGGGTATCAAAATCTTAAAGACTTCGGCGGCTGGTACAGAACTAGGCCGATCTATAGGAGTTCAGATAATGATACAGTTCTAGCAATCAATAAAAATACTGGTTATTGGTATGACTATAAACTATGTCGAGGTGGTAAGTTAAGTGAATTAGTTCAAATCACACTTAATCTAAATGATCTAGATTATGCAGATAAGATGCTCGCCGAGAAGTTTAACTTCACGGGAATTGTCGTAAACCAAGAAAAAAATACCATCAATCAAGTAAAGATTTACGATGAATCAATGCTCGTCAGTCTTGAAAAGAATCATGGATACTGGCTTAATAGAGGAGTCAAAGAAGAGATCGTAGCAGAGTTTAAAGGTGGAATAGCTAAAAAAGGAAACATGATTAATCGTTATGTTTTTCCTATTTACAATCCATCTGGTAAAATTGTAGGATTTAGCGGCAGAGCATTAGTTGATTCTAAACGTCCAGACTTTATCAAATGGAAGCACCTTGGCACAAAGAAAGAATGGGTTTACCCAGCGTTCTTTAGCAAAGATACTATATCTGAAAGAGGTAGAGTTTTCCTGATTGAAAGCATTGGAGATATGTTAGCTTTATGGCAAGCTGGCTATAAGAACGTAATCATCACTTTTGGATTAGCAATATCTCCTAGAATAACAAAATTTTTATTAGAGAAGTCTGTTCAAGAAGTAGTTATTGCATTCAATAATGATTTTTTTAATAATTCTGCTGGTAATGAAGCGGCGAAAAAAGCAAAATCTAAACTCTTGATGTTCTTTGACGAGAATCAAGTTAAGATAAAGCTGCCTCCCAAAAAAGATTTTGGATTAATGAGTAAAAATGAGATAGACTTATATATGAAGGAATTCAATGGATAAAAAAGAAGTCTACCTATCTGCCTCGCGCATCAAGGCTCTTGAGACTTGTTCATGGTCTTACTATTGTAAGTATCATTTGAATATTCCTGAGAAGTCTAATTCAGGAGCAAAGCGTGGTACAATTTGTCATTTAATATTTGAACTGCTTCTTAATCCTCGTCATAAGAATCTTTATAAGAAAATTATTGCCTCTGCTGACCCTCTTTCTTGCGTTCCAATAAGTAGACTTGTAAAGAAACACGCTACAAAGGAAGGCATCAATAATCCTGAAGACATGGCTTTAATCAATAAAATGATTCTTGTCGGTCTTAAAAGCGACTTCTTTCCAAAGGGCGGCAATATTCAAAACCCAGAGTTTGAGTTTAAAATAGAAAGAGAAGGATATAAGGCTAGAGGCTTTATTGACCTTCCTATTCTTTATAAGAAAGAAAAGAAGAGTAAAATTAGAGATTACAAGTCTAGCAAGGCAAAATTCAAAGGTGAAGAGTTGACAGCTAATGTACAAGCCATGCTATACTCTATCGCCTCTAAGATTTATTGGCCTGACTATGATCCAGAGGTAGAATTTGTATTTCTCAGATTTCCTAAAGAGCCAGTTCAGCCGGTAAAATTTACTGATGATGAATTGCGTGGATTTGAGACATATCTTAAATACGTTTATGAGAAGGTAACTAATTTCACTGAGCAAGATGCAAAGCAGAATTTTGCCGCAGATGACGTAAAGAGCAAATGGCTTTGCCAAGCAGGAGCTACTTGGGTTTGCCCGTTTAAGAATGAGATGTGGTTTTATTCTATTTACGATAAGGACGATAATTTTGTAAAGAGCTACTTTACCGCAGAAGAAGCTAAAGCAGCTAAAAAAGATGACACTCAAGTCATTAAAAAGTTTAAATACGAAGGTTGCCCTAGATGGAAATAACTCTTAATCATGAAAATACTACCGCTTTTTAAAAGCCATTACAGCATAGGTAAGTCAATCTTAACTCTAGACAAAGCAGGTACTTCATCCAAAGAAGGATCTTCTTCAATCGTAGACATAGCTAAAGACAATAAACTGGAACAAATATTCTTAGTAGAAGAGAATATGAGTTCTTTTCTTGACGCTTTTAAGAACTTTAAGATTCCATTCTATTATGGTTTGAGGCTTGAATTATGCCCTGATATCAACGACAAGACAGAAGAGTCTCTTAAAAAGTCTAGTAAAATTATAGTCTTCGCAAAAAATGGAAGCGGCTATAAGAAACTAATCAAGATATTTAGTATTGCCGCCACAGATGGCTTCTATTATGTTCCAAGAATAGATGAAAAAACCTTGACTCAAGAATGGGACGAGTCTAGCCTAAAGCTGTGTGTGCCTTTTTATGATTCGTTCTTGTTCAATAACACAATGAGTTATTCTTTGTGCTGCCCAGAATTAAAATTTACTAAACCTACGTTTCTAGTAGAGGATAACAATCTGCCTTTTGATCATATTGTAAAACAAAAAGTAATTAACTTTTGCAAAGACGAATATGAAATAGTTCCTGCAAAAAGTCTTTACTACAATACGAGAGAAGATTTTAAATCCTACTTGACATTTAGATGCATTAACAACAGAACGACTCTTAATAAGCCAAATTTAGAACATATGTGTAGCGCAGAATTTAGCTTTGAAAGCTGGAAGGAGGCGAACGCTGTATGATGGAAAATCTACTTCGTTACGATAAGGATAAAGTTTACACTTTTATAGACTTAGAAACCGAGAATCTTTGTCTAAGTTTCATTAATAATCGCCCTTGGCAGTGTGGTATGATTAGAGTTAAGGGTAATGAGATTTTAGAAACCTCTGACATACATATCAAATGGGATAAACCAATTAATGTTAGCAAAGAAGCGGCAGTAATAACTCGCTTTGATCAGTACAAATATAATAAAATTGCAGTACACTCAAGCGAAGCAATTAAAACAATTGATCAGTGGCTAGAAAAGTGCGATTATATCGTAGGTCACAATGTTCTTAATTTTGATATTTACTTGATAAAAGACTATTACGAGATGCACGGAAAAGAATGGAAGCATTTGGTTAATAAGGTTATCGACACAAACTGCCTAGCCAAAGGCATCAAATATGAGATCCCTTATTCTAAAGATATTAGCTTGATTGAATATCAGTACAGAATACTGAATGAAAGACGCAAAGGAGTAAAAACCAATTTAACTGCACTTGGCAAAGAATACGATATTGACCACGATTACGAAACCTTACACGACGCACTTAACGACTTACATTTAAACATCAAAGTATGGAACAAGCTCAAATTCCAGATCGCAATATGAATTTTACTAAAGACTTTCAAAAATACGACCTTGGTTTGCATGGTCTTAGAATGCCTGTCTTTGAAATTGATCAAAGACATAAAGCTAGACTTAATCTAGTCGCCGCTACTTCTAATTACGACTTCTTAAGGAGCCTAGCTAGAGAAGGATTTTATAAGCTTAATCTTGAAAAAGGTAGTGAGCTTTATAAGAGATATGTTGATCGCGTTAATTATGAATTACAGATTCTACAAGAGCTTGAGTTCATTGATTATATTATCCTTATTTGGGATGTAATTAATTATTGCAGAGAAAATAATATTCCTACTGGACCGGGAAGAGGATCTTGCGCTGGTTCACTTCTCTTATTTCTCATTGACGTAACCAAAATTGACCCCATTAAGTACGAACTGTTCTTTGAGCGTTTCATCTCTAAAGCTAGAGCAAAGAAAACAGTAATAGATGGAGTTACTTATTTTGATGGATCTTTATTCCCTGACGTTGACCTAGATATCTGTTATTATAATCGTCACAAAGTTATCAGTTATCTTGAAGAAAAGTTCAAAGGCAAGACTTCTAAAATCCTAACCCTTAACACCCTAAGCTCTAAACTCTGCATCAAGGAGTCAGGAAAAGTAGTGGCAGAAAAGCAGGAAAGCGAGATGAACGATGTTTCATCTTATATTCCAAAACTATTCGGACAAGTCAAGAGTCTTGAGGATGCAATTACAGAGAGCGAAAAGTTCGCAGAATGGGCAGGAAATAATGAAGAAGTTTATAAGATTGCCCTAAAACTTCAAAATCTTAATAAGAATAAAGGCGTTCATCCTTCTGGTCTTTTGCTGGCCCACTCTCCTCTTGAAGAGTCTTGTCCGGTAGAGCTTTCTTCTGATAAGCAGATTGTCTCCAGCTATGACATGAATAATGTTACAGCATATAATATTAAACTTGATCTTCTAGGTTTGAGAGGTGTTTCTGTTGTAGATGACGTTTGCAAATCTCTTGGTATTAGATATGAGGACATTGATGTAAATGATGTTTTTATATATCAGCAACTACAAGATTTCAAATTACCTCATGGATTATTCCAAATTGAGGCAGAAACAAACTTCAAAGTCTGCCAAAAGGTAAAGCCAAAGAACCTTGAGCAATTAAGCGGCGTATTGGCTCTTGCTCGTCCCGGCGCACTTCAGTTCATTGATAAGTACGCCAACTATACCAATAATGATCATTATGAAAGCATTCATCCTTTCTTTGATGACATCTTGGGCGTGACTGGAGGCGTTTGCTTGTATCAAGAGCAGTTGATGAAAATGGTGAGCAAAGTTGGCTTTTCTCTTGATGAAGCAGAAATCGTTCGACGCTGCGTAGGCAAAAAGAAGGTCGAAGAGATGAAAGAATGGGAGCAGAAGATTAAAGATAAGATCTCTGAACAAAAGCTTGATCCCAAGATTGGCGAAGTTCTCTGGAGAATTGCTAACGACTCTGCTAATTACCAATTCAATAAATCCCATTCTGTAGCCTATGCCGCTCTTGCCGCAATCTCAATCTATCTAAAATTCAAATACCCCCAGCAGTTCTTCTTGTCTCTCCTAAAGATGAGCAAGCATGAACCAGATCCAATCGGAGAAATCTCCAAGATTGAAAAGGAACTTGTTTATTTTAATATTAAATTACTCCCTCCTCATCTAATAAAATCAAAGGAAGAGTTTTGCATTGAAGGTGATGATATTCGATTTGGATTATTGTCAGTAAAAGGAATTAGCGAAAAAACTGTCAAAGCTGTCAATGAATTTAGGAAAGAATTTCAAAACAAGTTTGATATCTTTGAAACTGCATCTCAGGCTAACCTGAACATCGGAGTGCTTTGCGCCTTGATTCAAGCTGGTGCTTTAGATGGTGACTTCAAACAATCAAGAAGTAAAATAGTATATGAAGCTCAACTTTGGAACGTCTTAACTAATAAGGAAAAGATTAATGCCAAACTTTTTGGTGAGAATTTTGATTATGACTTAGTTAAAATTCTTCTTCACATGAAGGATAATAAAGATATCCAAGGCAAACCTTATATTAAAGAATCAAGACTTCAAACCTTACGAACGAAAGCAGATCCCTATAAAAAGATCTATGAAATTAATAGCAAGTCGGAAAGTTTTGCTAATTGGTTTTATGAGAATTCTATTATCGGATATAGCGTCAGAAATAAATTAAGAGAAGTCTTCATTTCAAAGAAGGATGATCTGGTCTACATTAAAGACATTGCGGATTTCGCTGAGAAAGACGAGGTTTCATTTATTGGAGTCATTCAAGAGTGCAAGTCAGGAGTTTCAAGAGAGAAGAAGACTAGGTACTTCAAGATGCAAATCTCAGACGAAACCGCTTCGGTTAATGTCATGATCTTCTCAGATAAAATTGACGATATGCAAAGCCTAAATAATAGGATGCCAAAAGAAGAAGATATCGTTATCGTTACTGGGCAGAAGTTTGGAGACTCTGTGTTTGCCAGACTTGTCGCTATTCAGACCCATACAGTTTACACTAAACTTTCTCAATTAAAAGCCGAAAAAAATAATTGATAAATCGCATTTTTTCAGGCAAAATAATGTCTGAATGAACCTACAATTTTATAAGGGAAATGCAAAAGTAACTGGAACCGCTTGTTCTTTTCAAACAAAGGATACGTCCTTGTTTGTTAATTTTATCAAGCAGCACTCTTGGAACGAAGCTAAGAAGCTTGGATCTTTTCGTGAGAACGCAAAGAACCCAGAAAAGACTACTGTATTAAAGTTTAATGCAGTCGAAGCAGCAGGTATTGTAGACGCAATCAACAGAAATGCAGAATATAAGTTCTACCATACTGCTCCTAACTCAAACGCAATGGGCAAGTTTTGCCCTTATCTCAGAGATAACAATCAGATTGGATTTTCCTTTAATGCTTCAAAGGAGCAAAAGGGAGATTCAGTTAATAAAGTAAGCTTTTTGATTGGCTTTACTTTTGCAGAGGCAATTCTTGTTAAGGAGTTCTTGCAAGAGTTTATTAGAAACTCTTTTTATGCTCAAGACAAAGCTGCTTCAGCCCCAAAGGAGGCTCAAGAGGAGGAAGCTCCAAAGAAGCCAGCTTATAATAAAATCCAACTAAATCAAACTGCTGCACAAGCGGAAGCAGAGGCTCAAGCAGAAGAACTCGTATTCTAATGCGAAAGAAAAAGATAGTAATTCAAACGGATTGGTGCCTCGCTAAAACTGGATTCGGTAGGGCGGCGAAGGAACTGGTCTCTTATCTGTACAACACAGGTAAGTATGATATTATCCATTACTGCGGGGGAACCCAAGTGGGTTCTCCCGCTTTATCTAAGACTCCTTGGAAGAGTCTTGGAAGTGTCCCTACCGATCCCAATGAGATCAATAGGATTAATGCCGATCCCGCCCTCGCTAGAGATGTATCCTATGGTTCTTATTACATTGATCAAGTAATCAAGGAAGAGAAGCCTGATATTTGGATTGGAGCGCAAGATCCTTGGGCTTTTACTCAGTACTATAATAAACACTGGTACAAGAATATCACTTCTCTTCTTTGGGTTACTCTTGATTCTCTTCCAATCTATGATGAAGCTATAAATCAAGCAAAGAAGTCTTCTCAATATTGGATTTGGAGTGAATTTGCTACAAAAGAAATGCATAAAATTGGCATCAATAATGCCAGAACAATGCATGGCCCTGTAAATCATTCTAAGTTCAGCTATTTAGGAGAAGAGAAAAAGAAACAACTTAAGGCTCGTTTTGGTCTCAGTGATTCTTATGTTGTAGGTTTCGTATTTAGAAATCAACTTCGCAAATCTGTACCTAATCTCTTAGAAGGATTTAGAGACTTTGTTAAAAATCATCCTGATGTAAAAAACGCAAAGCTCTTACTCCATACTCATTGGGGTGAAGGTTGGGACATTCATAAGCTTGCAGACGAATATCAAATAGATAAAAAAGATATCCATACAACTTATGTTTGTAATAAATGTAAAAATTACTTTGTAACTCCATTCCAAGGTCAAGAGTTAAAGTGTCCAGCTTGTAATTCTGATAAAAGCTGCTCTACCACAAATACTGGATTTGGCGTAAGCGAAGAGCAGTTGTGTGAGATTTATAATTTGATGGATGTGTATTGCCACCCATTTACTAGCGGTGGACAAGAAATTCCAATTCAAGAAGCTAAATATTGCGAACTAGTAACTTTAGTAACTAACTACAGTTGCGGAGAAGATATGTGTCACCCTGACGCTGCTTCTATTCCTCTTGAATGGTCAGAGTATAGAGAGCATGGTACTCAGTTTAGAAAAGCGTCTACTTATCCCCATTCTATATCAAATCAATTGTATCGCGCCTATAAGATGCCAGAGTCTGAAAGACGGCAGATGGGTCAAAAGGCTAGAAAATGGGCTATAGATAATTACTCTGTTCCTGTTATTGGAAAGTTATTCGAACAATACATTGATTCTATTCCTTTTACATCTTATGACTTCTCCTTAAAGGAAGAAGAAAAAGATCCTAATGCCAGCGTTCCAAATATCACTGAAAATGGAGAATGGCTAATCTTCATGTATCATAACATTCTGAAGATGAAGCAGGTCGATCAGAATGATGACGGATACAAGCATTGGATGAAGAAACTTTCTGAAGGAGAAAGCCGACAGAATATTGAAAACTATTTTCGCCAAGTAGCTGCACAAGAAAATCAAAAAAATAGAAAAATTGATTTCGAAGATATTCTAGATCCTGCTGATAAAGGAAAGAGAATTCTTTTTGTCATGCCAGAAAGCATTGGAGATATTTATCTTTGCACTTCTCTTCTAGAATCGATAAAAGAAACATACCCCAATTACAATTTATATTTTGCAACTAAAAAAGAATACTTCTCAGTAGTTGAAGGTAATCCTTATATACATAGAATTCTAGAATACATTCCTCAAATGGATAGTCTACTATGGCTAGAGGGACATGGCGACCATCAAGGTTATTTTGAGATAGCTTTCTTGCCTCATATAGGAACTCAAAAAATGCTAAACTATCTTCATAACGGAAAAGATAAGATCGCATTCGATATTAAATAATATGCACCTTTTAGAGCAATATTCTCTAGCTTCTGGAGTTAAAATTAAGAAGCCTTATATCTACGAAAAATTTTTTCCTGTTACTGCTGACAAATATGTTACTTTTCACCCAAGCTCTAAGCCTTCAAAGACTTATGATTATTGGCAGGAAGTAATTAATCTTATTTCTCCTATTTTAAATGAAAAAGGCATAAAGATTATTCAGCTTGGACAAGAAAAAGAAAAGGTTTACAGTAATGTTTTAAGCTTCGTTGGTCTTACAAACATTAATCAGACCGCATTTATTTTAAGAGATTCTCTTCTTCATTTTGGAGCAGATAGCTTTCCAACTCATATCGCTTCTGGATATGGTAAAAAAATTGTTGCTTTATACTCTAACAACTATGTCAATTGTGTAAAACCATTCTTTGGCGATCCTAAAGATCATGTTTTACTTGAACCAAAGAGAACGAACAAGCCAACATTCTCTTTTGAAGAAAATCCTAAGACAATTAATTCAATAAAGCCAGAAGAAATTGCGAACAATATTTTAAATCTCTTAGGGATTCCTCATGTAAATTCTATTCAAACCCTTTACTTTGGTGCTGAATATAATAACATGAGATTGGAAATGGTTCCCAATCAAATTGTAAATCCAAAGCAATTTAATTCTAATAATATTGTTGTTAGAATGGACTTGGAACACAATGAAAAATTCTTAAATGAACAACTGCAAGTCTGTCAATGTTTTATAATCACAGATAAACCAATTGACCCAAACATCATTGTTAACAATAGAAAGAATGTCGGAAGAATCTTTTACGAAATCAAAGAAAATGATAACATAGCATTTGCAGATTTCTTAGCTTATAGTAATATTTCTTATCAGCTATTTACTTATTTAGAAGGTAAAAAGCTAGAAGAAATTAAACTTAAGTATCTTGATCAAGAACATATTACTCAAATGCCAACTAACTTGAAAAAGAAAACCGGCATTGAGTACACTTCAAATGCTTTCTATAAATCGAACAAACGATTAATTAGTAACGGAAAAGTTTATTTAAGCGAGTCTTCTTTGAAGAACGGAATTGAAGCCAAACAAATTGCGGAACCAGTGATTGACTGCCCAGAGTTTTGGAAAGAGGTTGAAAATTTTTGGATTTTTAGAGTTGATAAGTCTCCAGTTGCCGCATAGTATACCTATGTGAATACTGTAAAGAAACTTGTTCGTTCCTCTGATGGTCTCATTGAAGGCGTAGAATACCACTTTAATGAAGACGGTTCTATTAACTGGCGAAAAATGATCAAGCCAGAGTTCCTTGTCCCAAACAGGGACAGGACTAATGAAACTGATGTAACCAAGCTAGAAGATAAAGATCTACTCATTCTTCTAGCTGGAATTAAATATGTAGCGCAACTTAGAGGATTTTACTCTGTTGAGTATACTGTAACCTGTCCAAGTCCAGACTATGTAGTAGCGGTTTGTAAAATAGACTGGATTTCAAACTACGAAACAGAAGGAAATTGTATTTCATTCTCTTCTATTGGAGACGCTTCTCCCGGTAATACCAAGGATTTTGCTCGTCACTTCTTGGGGCCAATTGCCGAGAACAGGGCATTTATCCGTTGCGTCAGAAATTTCTTAAAGATCAACATCGTTGGTCAAGATGAAATTGGCAAGTCGAAGAATAATGTCGTTGATGATTCCGCCGAGTCTTCAGCAATCTTTGAGCCTCATGCTATCCTTGAAAAAGTAATGAAAGAGAAAAGCGTTACTTTTGCAAAGCTTAAAGAAAAGCTGATTAAGGAAAACTATACTAACGCTGATTCTCTTATGTCAATAGCTGACATTCCAAAGATTAAAATTTTTGAATTAATCGAAAGAATTCAAAAAGCTAAATGATCAGGATGTACCTATTCCGGGTGAGCTAGAACCTGCTCCAACAGATCCAGCAAACACTTTATTTAAAGAACTGGAAGTTCCCAATCCTTTAAATAATGAAGCTTCAGAATTAATAGTTTCAATTCTTAGTTTCAAATATCTAGAATCAATTGGATCATTTATGTTTACATAATCTCCTGTTTCTGGGATTTTTGTAGAAAAATCTACTCTCAAATATCTTCCATTTTTGGAAGGCTTAGTTGTAGTAAGCATAAACCTCTTTCCGTTATACCCAGTGGGATAAAGGATTGAGGTTTTTAGTTGTACATCTAAACTACTGAAGTCAGCATCATCATTAGAATAAATTTGATCATATCTAACTGTTAAGTTATTTTCTCCAACGTATTGATTTCCAGTTAAGATAATGTCTGCTATTCTTGCAAAGTTATTTGGATTTTGTATTGTTAAAAATGGCTGTTCTGTTGTTTCAAATATGGCTCCATAATTATAAAGCTTCATATCTAATTTTTCACCAACTACGAACCCATTGTCTAATGGGAATGTTGTTGAATTAGTAAAATATGCATAGTATTTAGATCCATCTCCACTTTGTGTAGCAAAATTATCTCCAGAAAAAAGAAGCAAGTTAGGATTTCTTGGTATAAACCCAGAACTTGGCAAAGGAACAGTGGCATTACTTCCAATCCAAAAATCTTGAGTTGGGGCAGTTGCGTTAGATACTATTGAAACTCCTGTAACTTGACCTACATAAGGAGGCATAAAAGAAACTATGGCATTTATAGTTGGGGTTCCACCTGCACTAGTAGCGAGACTCATTCCCACAGAAGAAATTGTATATCCTGCGCCTCCACTAATAATAGAATATCCTGTAATACTTCCGCCGGGAGCATTATAAAAATCTATTCTTGCTCTCTTTTTATTAAATTGGAACGAAGAAGAGAGGCTCTCTACTATTTGTCCATTTGCCTTACTAAAGAAGTCTACTCCTGTTAGATATCTAATTCCTTCTCCATTGAATGAAATAACAGATCCATCCCAACCACTAACTTGAGTAGTGCCATCTAATCTATAAGATAAATTATTGTTTAAGTAAGCATCATTGATTGATATAAAAGGAATATAATTAAAATTACCAGTTACACGATACTCTTCTGCTAAATAAGTTTGTAGATAAAATACTCCAGAAATTGGCCTTACATCTTCCACATCTTTACCGTGCAAGCCTCTTCCTGCCATTGATGGAGGATAAAATCTTAACTTATTATAATCTTTATAAATAACACTACTATTTAAATCCCTTGCATCAGTTACTACCGATATTCCAGATGAAAAGTTTGCCTTTAAATAATCAAATGATGTAGGAATTGCACCAGAAGCACTTCTTATGAGAGTACTGGCTCCATCAAATCTAATTCCTGTTACATAGTTAAGATTTTCACCAGTTAAAGTTATTAGAGATCTATATGTTCCAGTTAAGACATTTAAAGGAGAAGCGGAAATAACTGGAGGTTTTATTGTAATTGTTTTATATAGATTATCTGCATCGAAGCTATTTCTTTGGAAGAAAATTTGACCACTTCCAATAAATCCATCCAAAGTAATATAACTATTTGAACCCGCAGTAGTTCCAATACCAACCGCATCTGAACCGCTGATTAATAAATCTAAATCTGTTATTTGAGAAGAAACGTCCGATATGATGTTTAAATTTCCAGATAGAACAACATATCCCGTATATGGCTGCGCCATTCCAGAGACAGTTGAAATATCAACAACCGACATTGCTTGAGAAATTAAATATTGGCCTGTTTTATTAGTTAAGTTATTGAATCCACTAATGTATAAATCTCTTGTTTGGAAATTGTGAGCATTGATTCCTGTAATTCGTATGCCATCTCTTGTTCTATAAATCTCTGCATTTGATCCAGAAATTGTTGTACTTGGATTAAACGAAGGAGAGAAGCCTTTGATTTCAGCAGTGGTGCCAGAATTAAAAAACCTAAAACTACCCTTCTTTACTTCTCTTGGTACTCTTACTAAGGCTCCAGTAGAAGTAGGAGGTATAACATGAGGGTATTTTATTATTTCATTATTAAATCCAATACCATAGAAATCAAGAGCATTTAAATTACTTCCAGATAAAGTTATAGAATCATTAAAGTAAGCAGAGTTTGGAATAATTTTAGAAATAATGGGATTAACGAAAATTAATGAATCTGTAGTTGTAACCCTTGAGCTTCCGTTCACAACAATTGGACCATCAGCTATATCATATACTTGAGGTATATAGAAACTTAATCCGCTAATGCTTTGTCTTCTAAAAGCTGTAATTACTTTATAAGCTCCATCTTGTCTTCCTAATTCTATAGAAGTAACGGTATTTAGGAATTTACCAGATAGAGTAATTAGCGTATTGGTAGCTCCAGTGGTTGGAGAAAATCCATCAACTACGAGAGTTCCGCTCTTTATAGACAACCCGCTTGGATAAGTGTATTTGTAATAGTTTGAATTAATATTTAAAGCGTCTCCGCTTTGAGCAAAATCAGGAACTGTAAACACTAATTTCTGATCAAATTCAGAACCATTTTGAGTTATATTATAATTATTAACATTGTATCCTCCAATATCAATAGATCCTACATAGTATAAATCACTTCCATAACCAGTTCCTTGTCCGCCTTGAACTAATAGATCTGGATAAATACCTGTAATAGTTGGAGTCTTTAAGAAAGTAAAAGTTTTATCAAATGTTTCAACTAGTCTTGAATTTGTATTGTCTAATACAATGTTTGATTTTCTGATGTCTGTAAGGTTAGGAGTATTAAGGCTTAGATAGCCGAAAGATCTAATATTATCATCTATAAGACCAGCATTAGCATGAATTAATATCTCTGTGTTTGCATTATTCCTTGCCCTTCTAATTGGAGTATAATTAGAATACTCATAAGGATTTTCTCTAACTATTCTTACCTCGTCTATATATCCACTCCAATAACTAGAAGAAGTATTGGCGTAATCTCTTCCTATGTAAATATTAAAAGTTGGATTAAGTAAACTCTTATCAGAATTTAAACTGAAATCTAAATTTGAAGTTGCAAAGTCTAAAGTATAATTTGTTCCAGCTAAACTTATTGGAGATCCATTTAATAGTATTTTGCCAGTTATTGTGTTAGAATTTTTATAACTCTTGCTGATTGATAAATGATTCCACTGATTGCTATTTATTTGTCCAGAGAAAACAGAGTTAAAACCATTCCAGTCAATACCAGAAACAACTAGATAATTTGAAGTAACGAATACATTCAACCCAGCTTGGCTACCGATTAAGAATTTTTTATCAGAAGCAGAGAAGCTCGTCAATGGCTTGAAATCTAATTCAAAAGCGAAACTATTTCCATAACTTAAAGGCACGTTTGGTGAACGGCCAGTAATCGAAAAATTAATATAAGGACCGGGGCTTCCAGAAAATAGCAAGCTCCTGTCATCATATTTAGAAGTGTTGTTGCTTATTTGTACTGAACTTGAGAAAGAAATATTCTTTTGAGTTCTAAAGGTGGATTGATAAGAATAGCTGTTTGCATTTTCTGTTGCTTCAACAATTGAATCAGCGTTACCAGTATCTTGAAATAAGAATTGAGAATCTGGATAAATGTTATGACCCAAGACCTCAAGAAATCCGCCAATATAATTTTCAAAAGTAGATATATTTTTAATTACTGGAGGACCTTTGATAACTTCAAAATTCTTAAACAAGAAGTCTCTTCCTCCAGAATTTTTTATAGTAATATCATAACAACCAGCATCAGCATTTGTTCCAGTAAAGGTTAAGCTTGTGTTAGCAGAGTTTTTTACAAAGGAAGATATTGGTACTATCTTGTTATAAATACCATAGTTGTAATCTTCTACATAACCAGAAATATCTCTTATCTTTGATACTTGTGTCCTATCTGCTCTATAATCATAATCTGAATAATTCCCTTGTAGCAACAAAACTGTATTAGGAACATCAAATAATCCAGATTCAGTTACTAATTGATTAATACTGCTGTATAATCCCGCGCCCTTAACAATTCTAAAATCTTCAATATATCCAGAAAATGGATTAACTCCATAAAGTCCGTAAGATCCAGTATTATGAGTTCCAATAAATAAACCACTTCCTGCTGTTATTGGATAAGGAGTTCCAACGGAAACAGTAGAATAAGATTGTCTAGCGGTTCCACTTATTGCTACAAAAGTATCTCCATTTGCAGAGGTTCTAGAAATAATTACTTTTGTCCATTGATTTGCTGGAATCAAAGAGGTCGCAATATTTGCTTTAGCAACATTACTAGCGTAAAAAGTCCAATTAGTGCTTCCAGCGGCTTTGTAAAAATAAAATCCATTTCCATCCCAGCCCTGATCTTGGAACATATCAATTCTGGGAGTTGAGGTGTATGGCAATGGATTAACTGAAAATTCAATAGTAAAAGGATCAACTCCAAATTGGAAATCTCCACCAGAAGGAGATGGGATTTTCAAATAAGAACTGCCGCTGAATAATAAAGAATTACCAAATAGACCTATATTAGAACTTCTGACTCCGCTGTTTAATATTGATTTTGGTTGTCTATAATTTAATCCACTTAAAACAATACCAGTCGCATAATTAAAATTTCTACCAATAGCAATATTAGATTCTCCAGAATTTAAGTAAAAATTCAAAGCATTAAATACTTGAGGAGACCTTAATACTGTAATTTGTGTTTTAGAAGCAAAAGAAGTATTGTCTTTAGAATTTATTGTTACAAATCCTTGATTTGCATTTTGAGGAACTATGCCTGAAATTATATCGCCAAGGCCAGTGAATCTCGCAGTGACAAATCCAGTTAATTGGTTGTCTACAGATGTTGTAAAATTAACAGGGAAATAGCTTTCATTTACATAAGATAAGTTAAAGTTCTTGCCCGAAATCTTTAACAAATCTCCTTCGTATGGAATATTATCGCTAAATCCACTTATTAGAATTCTTCCAAAAAAGTTAAAGTCACTACTTACAGAAAGTATTCCTGTATCGTTATATCCGCTAATTCTAATTGGACCCGTTGTGTATCCACTTGGAACTTTAACTAATAGTACTCCGCTATCCGCTTGGTAAGAGACGTTTGTTCCAGTAATGTTGTTGAATGATACATATTGGACTCCGCTTAAAGATTTTCCGCTAACTGCTACAAACTCTCCTACCTCTTGAGTTTGTGGAATTACAGCGTCTAATCTTGGAATTGGATAAAAATCAACTCCACTAACATACATTGGAGAAGATAATTCTCTTCCAGTAATAAAGTAAAAATTAGCTTTTCCTAATACTATATTCTCTGGAACGTTAAACTCTATATACTCTGGAGAAGCATCGTAATAAGAAAAATCAATAAAACCAGCACCGGGAAGCTGCAAGCCGCTTACCGCATAAAGACCCGCGCCCGTGACGCGCATCTTTTGATTGATTAAACCTGTATTGTAGCTTGGCATATTATAATCCTTGGAACTCAGTAGATAGTCTTATATCATTAACAGATACACTTGTTTTAAAGTTAAAAATAGAAGAAGAAGTCGTCTCCTCTGTTTCTATGAAAATGGCAGCAGCACCTTTTAGTGTTGTTGGCGCAATTGCCGTCAATAAAGAATTAGAAACTGGCGTAAATGAAGAAGCTTCTGTGTTACCAAAAAGAATTCTTTTAACATTTATAAAGTTACTACCATTTATAGTAACAGTGGCTCCGGGCAAAATAACTCTTGGAGTAAAGTCAGTTATCGCTGGTCTAAAATGAGAAAAGTCTTGCTTTAATGAAAACTCAGATCTTATGTAGCCTTGAGATTCAACAGAAGATCTCTTAGAAGAAATTATTCCTGCAAAAGATAACGTATCAAGGGGAGCCGCTCCTGTTTGTAGTGAAATATAAAAATCACAAGGAACTCCTGAATACGGTAGAGAAACATTAAAGTTATCTATTTCAAAAGAAACTGATTGAGATCTTTTTCCTAGATAAGCTCTGCCGCTTTGATCAAAAGTTAAAGCTCCTTCTTTATTGTATTTCTGAACTTCTCTTTGATATTGATAACTAAAATTTGTAAAGTTATATGTATTAGAATCAAAAGCAGCACCATCTAGATTCCCAGATAAATAAAAATTCGAGAAATTTAAAGGTGTAATTTCTGGTAAATTAGATGGAGTAGTTGGAGAAAAAGAACCCTTTAATGTCTCAAAAACTTTAAGCTCAAGATCTACTTTAGCTAAAGAATCTGGAGATCCTTTTATTGAATAGTTTGTAACATAACCATTTTGAAAATATAAGCCACAAAAATTACCAGATACGCCTTGCTCAGAATTTGCTCCTAAAAGATATTCCTTAACAAAGTCTTTTCCTGTTAAGTAATAAGAAATAGAAAAACTTGTATCTACTGTATCTTCTGGAGCGTAACTATAAGAGTTCTTTTTAAATTCTTCATTATAAACAGGAGTATTGCTTGAATCAAGAGACATATTCACATTAGTGGCTAGAATGTCTACGCCACTTAGCTTAAATGTACAATTTTTATAGTTGAAAAACATTTAGAAACTCCTTTTTAATGATATTTTATTTTTAGCGAAATCGTCAATATTAATTGACATATTGGAAGAGTCTATCTTACTTCCTGAAGTATTGATAATCATTATTGACTGATTACCAAAAGTAGTGATATTTATCTTTGCATTTTCTGCTGTTGATAAGTCTGTGTTAGAGAAGTTTGAATTAAAATTTTCTACAGTAAAATCAAAGGTCTCTTCTCCAGCAGATAAATCAACTTGTCTTGGCCTTTGCTGACCAACTGAATAGATTGGGTTCCAGTTGATGGAAATGCCGTAGTTGAAGTCTAAAACATTATAGGCGGCGGCTGTCCCTGAAACCTTAGCATTCCACGAATGAGCTATTCCAGATCCACTTGCTAAATTATTGACGGAAGCTTTGTCATTGAGACTTCCAGAAAGATTAGAAAAACTAGACAAAGAAACAGAAGCCTGTATTCTTGAGTTAGGATTTACTGTTAATGAATATCTAGATGGATAAAAAGAACCAGTTACTCCTGCTAATACTACTTGAACAGGAATATTTGTTTCTGGAAAGCTATTTGAAAATACGCCCGTCTTTATATAATCAAAAGCTTTGTAGATAGGATCTGAGATATTCGGAAAATAAGTAAAGTCTATGTTAGTCTCATCTGCTTTAGTTTTAAACATTTGAGATGAGTTCTGTCTTCCGATTACATAAGTAGAATTTATACTCCTATTAACTCCAATAGACGCATTTTGAGCCAGAACAACTCCTGACCCAAAGCGCGAATTAAATACTACCTCACACTCATTAAAATATTTCATCCTTTTTCCTTATTTCAGATAACCCCTATACCTTACCGTTATTCCTACAGGAGAATTTACACTAGCGGAGAAGTCTTCGGAAACGTCAATGAAATAACATAACGAATTTCCAAAATTAAAATTTACTGAATTTCCATTAAAATCTTTAGTGTTAATGTAAAAATTACCGATATTCTTCAAGTTAAAAGACAAATCAGACAGTTTTTGAAGAACATAACTGTCTTGAGCTATATTAAAATCGCAACTTACTTCAAGAGGATAAATGCTTTTAACAGAAAAAGGAGTTGAAGACCCTAGGTAATATGTGGGATTTCTATTGACCGCAATATTTAAGTTGAAAGAGTTGACTCTATTTGTTATAAAATCATTTATACCTATATCAATAGTATTAGAATTCACCAAAGCTGTTGAGCTAGTTTGATTAAAAGAACCCGCTGAAGAGATGGAACCAGCATCGTTAAAAATTTGAAAATCAGCCCTAACAGTAGGTATTTCTCCGATTTGGGCACCACAAGTATAAGAAGTTAAATATCCACTTTGAAATCCAAATAAGATATTGGAACTAGGGTTAGCTTTTTTAGTTACGAAGCCATAATTTCCAGCTTCTCCCGTGCAGCTAAAAAAGTCATTAGATGTTGTCAGCAAACTAGTTACAGATAAAGTAGCCGTCTTTGCTCCTTCTGGAGCATAAAAGCTGCTATTCATACCAAGGTATTTGGTATGTTGAACTGGCATTTGGTAGGAAGCCTGAATGTCCTGAACGCCATGAACTTGGCTTTGATTCAAGTAAAAATCCAAGTTCTGCTTATTTAGTCGAGATAATGCCATCTTATTTTATTATTTACACAAAAAAGTGTAATAATAAGTTGGTAAAAGGTAAAAGGTATGTCTAGTTCAATTTTTAACATTAGTGCATGGAGCAACTCTGTTGCTTATAATAAGCATGATATTATCGTATATACAGATAATCGATACTATTATGCCAAAGCCGCCGTACTTGCAAATAATCCCCCAGTCTATTCTAACGTAGTGTCTAATGCGGATACTTATTGGGGAGGATATTTTCAACATCCAGTTGTTAAAAAAGACTACCCTTTATTTATTTGGAAGCCTTCTTATCAAACTCAAGCGAATTTTGATCCCAAGGTTAACGTAATAAAATACGGAGATGGGTATGAAAAAAGAGTCAGCGATCAAATTAACTTTAATCTTCTTAATTTTGATTTGAATTTTGATGGATTAACTCTGGATGAATGTACTGCGATACTGCACTTTTTAAGTGCTAGATCTGCAAAAACAGCTTTTATTTATTACCCATCTGCACCTTATTCAGTTGCTCCAACAGATGCTAAGTTGTTTGTTTGCAGAAGATGGAGTTCAGCTAACCCATTTTTTAATAACTTCTCTATAAAGGCTACTTTCGAAGAAGTACCAGCATAATATTATGGCTACTCAACAAGATAAAGATTCATCTTTAAAAGTAAATAGAGAGTTCTTTTCTCTTGAGCCTTCTTCGATAATTTCTTTATTTGAAGTAGACTTAACTGAAATTGGATTTGATACTTCTTCTCAGTTCGTAGTTAACATTAAGAATTTTCAAATATCATTGCCGGGAGCAGAAACTGGTGTTTTTAATTATAGGGTAATTCGCCTCCACAACAATTTAAAACTTGGAAGGAATATTATTTATTGGAAAGGTAATGCGTATCTACCTGCTCCGCTTTCCACAGAAGGTTTTGAAATAGCTTCAAGAGGCGTATTTCCTAAACCTAAAATTCAGATTAGCTTTTCTGATGATATGCTTGATGTGTTTAGCCTCTTTAGAGGAACTGTTAACTTCGGAGATTTAATTGGGGCTAAGTTTACCAGAATTAGAACATTTGCTAAATTCCTTGACAGATCAAATTTCTATCAAAATGATGGAACCTCTCCTCTATCGCCAGATAAACTTATAATACCAGAAGGATTTGACCCTGATCCTAATTGCGAGTTTCCTAGAGATATTTATTATTTTGACAGAAAATCTTCTGAAAACAAAAATAGTATTCAATTTGAACTATCAAGTGCTATAGATCTAGACAGAGCTAAACTCCCTAAACGAAGAGTATTAAGTTATATTTGTCCTTGGCAATATAGAGGAGAAGGTTGTCTCTATGAATATAAAGAAAAACTAACTGAAGATACTCATGGCACTATAACCCCAATACCAAATAAAAGTGATTCTACTGGAGAAAAAGCTCCTGTTTGCGCCACTGAAGATGATCAAATAATCTCAAAGATGCCAATCTTTTCTGGCACAACAGTAGGAACTAATAAAATAGAATCTTGGAAACTCTCAACAACTTATAACAAAGGCGATGTAGTAGTTATTAATAAGAAAAACATTAATTTCTATTTCGTTGCCAAGACAAACGTTCCCATGAATATCCCTCCTCCAAATGGAGAATATTGGATAGCTGACCAATGCTCTAAGAGTATAAAAGGTTGTAAAATAAGATTTGGAGAAAACGCTTTACCTTTTGGTGGATTCTACGGAGTATCTAATTACAATAGAGGAGCATTGTAATGGTTTCGGATGAAATAAAAGCAAAAATAAAAGAACACGCGCTAAAGGAAAATCCTGAAGAATGCTGCGGTCTTTTAGTTCTAAATAGAAAAAATATCCTAGAAGCATTTCCATGCAGGAATGCTGCTCAAGATAAAGAAAATGAATTCGTTGTATGCCAAATGGACTACCTCAAAGCCTCAATGAATGGCAAAGTGGCTGGCATTTATCATTCTCACTGTATTCAAGACAATTCTTTTTCTGAACTAGACAAGCAAATTAGTTCTAATTTAAAACTAAAGAATATCGTTTATATACTAAAAAGAGATTCTTTTGAAGAGTATTCTCCTGAAAATTACTATAATAAATACATAAACAAAAACTTTGTTATTAATCAATCTGACTGTTTATCAATAGTAGAGAATTATTATAATGAAGAATTTGGCATTAAGATTTTCCATTACGAAAGAGGGGTAGATTGGGATAAAAACTACGCAGATTTTGTTAAAAATAAACTAACAGAGTTTTGTGATTCAGAGAACTTTGACAAATTCTTTGAAAAAGAAAACTTTATCAAAATAGAAGGTATAGAAAACGCTAAAAAACATGATATTATTGTGTTCAAGTATTTAGATAACTATCCTTCTCATTTTGGCATTTACCTTGAACAAGGTTATATTTTGCACCAACCAAGAAATAAAAAGTCAATAATAGAAAAACTAACAAACGCAGAGAAGAGAAGGATCTATTGTTTTGCAAGGAGTAAACAATTATGTTAACAGAAGAGCTTAAAAATAAAATCATAGAACACGCTAATACTTCTAATAATGAAGTATGCGGCGTTTTAGTACATACAGATAATGGACTAGAGGTACAAAAGAAAGATAACCTCATTAATTCAGCTACTGAATTTGCGATGGATATTTATAGCCAATCTAATTTTGCGGCTTATTATCATTCTCATATAGATTTTGATGCTATTTCAAATGCAGACGAAATTGTTTCTGAAAGGCTAGGCTTACCATGTATAGTTTATAATAAACAGAGTGGAGTTTTTCACATCTATTATCCAAATGGATATAAAATTCAATATACAGACAGACCTTTTCTTTTAGGTTTTGCTGATTGCCTTTGGTTAGTAAAAGATTATTTCTGTCATGATTTAAATATTCATTTATGCCCAGAGTTAGAGGTTCTAAAAGAATCTGTATCTGAGCAAGAGTATAATGATATAGTAACTAAAAGATTCACAGACGAAGAAGCCGCATTAAAGGAAAAAGATAATTATTTAAAGAGATATTTTGAGTACAACGGTTTTAGAGAAGTTTCTAATTTTAAAAAGAACGATGTTCTAATAATGAGAACAAGAGGTTATAATTTTCCTATCCATTGCGCTGTTTATCTTGGAGAAGATACTATTTTACATCACCCCGGAAATAAGCGTTCTCTTACCGAAAAGCTTTCTAACCAATACAAAAAATGGGTAATTTATATAATGAGACATCACCTTTATGACTAGCATTACCTTACACGGAGAAATAGCAGAGCAAGTGGGAAGAGAAAATTGGAATTTAAAAGTAAATTCCATAAAGGAAGCATTGCGAGCTATTCAAGTCTTATCTAAAGGCAAACTCCTAAAATATCTAATAGGAGCAGCAGAAAAAAGCGTAGAGTATAAAGTGCTTGTTAATAAGAGAGAAATAATGAATCCAGAAAGCATTTCTCTAGAAAAACCAGATTCTATTCTCAATTCTGAATTAGTAATGATTAACGAAAAGCTAGAAACCTTAGATATCGTTCCAATTATTAGGGGTGCTGGTGGAGGAGGCGGAAACAATACGACCAAAGGAGTCTTAGCTTTAGTTCTTGGCGTTTTGCTAATAGCCACAGGCGTTTTTGCGCCAGTTGGGTTTGGGCTTGGGCTATCTGCTACAGCAAGTGCGACTTTATCAGGAGCATTAATTGGAGCAGGTATAGGATTAGCTGTAACAGGTATTACATTGTTAATGATGTCGCCTCCAAAATTTGATGATTTTAGAAAAATCCAAGAAGATGGCAGCAAGCCAAACTACTTATTTGACGGACCTTCTAACATTCTTGGAGAAGGTGGTCCTGTTCCAATTGGTTATGGTAGAATGAAAATAGGATCTCAGACAGTTGAGGTATCTGTCAATAATATTGAGCTAGATAATAAATCAACAGCAGCAGACGTAAAAGACCAAATAAATAATATATAAAATGAACAATCTTGAAGATTTTAAATACATAAAAGGTTTTGGTGGAGGTGGAGCAAGCGTAGCTCCAACGCCAACTGCTGCATATGAAGATGTCGAGGGATTTGTATATGATGGACTTACTTATAACGTATATCAATTTGCCAAAGTAAAAGATCTTTTGTCAGAAGGACCAATTGGAGGTCTTCTTGAGGGGCAATATAGTTTTTCAGGGCAAGTTGGAGACCTAGGATTTAAAAAAGTCACTTATAATGAATACCCATCAGTTGTGGGCAGCGATGGAGAATCAAAATATTTAAGATCAGTTCAATGGAATCAAACCCCTCTTTTAGATAGCCAAGATAAATATAATTTCCAACAAATAAACATCCAAACAACTAATGGAACTCCAGAAGGAAGTTCGTCAGGAGGAGAGTTCGACAATGTTTCTTACATCCGTTCAATAGGAGAGAGGCTCAGAGGACCAAATCTACTAGCCGCAACCGAAGACGAAGTGTTAGATTATCAGAGGACTTATCGCATTTTAAACAGAGAATGCAAAAAGATTTCTCTTAATTTTAGAGTTTCTTCTCTTTATATCAGCTTAAAATATCAAGATTTAAAAGCAATATCAGAAAGAGGTTTAAAAATAGAAGGAGTAACAAGCGCAAACGTAAGCAGTGCTACATTCACATTAGATCCAACAAGTAGAGATACTGAATTAACGAATGGACAAACATTAGATGCTGGTGTGGGTTCTGTAATTCGTCACAACTTTAAAATAAGAATAAGAATTTCGCCAATTTACAAAGAAGGCTACAATGGCAACTCCGCAGTACTTGATCTAATTTCAGATAAAGCCAAAGTAATTGATGATTCTAAAGACTTAGCTGTCACAGTGGACACTTTCCCTCAAATATTTGAACTAGAATCAAAAGGAAAAATTACTCAAGGATATTCTAAACAAATTATTTTTGATACCTCTTCCAACTTTCTCTCATTGAATGAAAATGAAAATTGGTTAGGTTGGGATATTTCAGTATTAAAGATCACCCCAGAAGACACTTATTCTTCAAGAGCTTCTTTCATAAGTTTAGAAAGTATTACTGAAATATATTCTTCTTCGTTTAGATATACAAATTCCGCTATTGTAACTTCTAAGTTTAACGCTGCGTATTTCTCAAAGATTCCAGAAAGATCTTATGATGTCAAATTATTAAAGGTTAAGGTTCCTGCTAATTATGATCCAATAACAAAAACCTATGGAAATACAACTCCACTTTCAATTACAGCTACTAATTCATTCGCTAAAACTGATAAAGTAATCACAACAGATTTCTTTGTTGGAGAAAACAATGTATATACAAATTCAGACAATGTTAATCCTCCAATTACAGATGGATTAATTGCTCAATTTGATGCAAGCAACCCTTCTTTAACTACTACTTCAGCAGGAGCAGTGACTAATTGGCCCAATACTGTAGCTGGATCAACTATAAAATGCGTTTTAGGAAACGGAACTTATGCATCTCCAAATGGAAGTGCTGAGAGGCCAACATATGGGTCATCATATTCAGAACAAAGTCCAAATGGAAGCTATGGTGTTTCATTTACAACTACTCAAAAAGCAAAATTTGTTTATCAAGTTGAAGCAACTCCATTAGCTGATGCTAGTAATAATTATACTGTATTTGCTGTCTGTAAATGGGACGATACCGCAACTAACACAGAAAGAAATAGAATACTTTCTTCTTCTACTTCAGCAGATTCTTTTGTTTTAGGATTTGACGCTAAATTTAATAGTACTTTTATAATAGGAGCGCAAATATATGGAGTCATGAATCCTAATTTTTATCCATATAATCGTTCTAATTATTGGAATACTTCTAACGATACAAATACATATATAGTAGGAGCAAGCGTAAACAATCTAAAAGATGTAAATATATTTTGGCAAAATACTAATTACTTTGTAAGACCATATTATAGAGTAGATGCTCCAAAAGGTTTAGCTATTAATTATTCTACACCAACTTCAAGCAAATGTACTGTATTTGAAATACTAGTATATAATAAAGCTCTATCAAAATCAGATGGTATTAAAATAAGAAACTGGCTTAACAATAAATGGAACGTAACCAGAAATAACGTAACAACCGTTAGTTCTATTGTAGGCTCTTATAGTACAAACGTTCTCAACGTGCAGTCAGACACTTATATAAAAATGCCATTAAAAACTTTATGCGCTAATGGTCAAAGAACAAAGGCTTATAATTATACAGGAGGAAATTTAGCTCAAAACAACTATTATGAATGGGATTTAATACCACAAAGATATTGGAAAGGAAATGGCCCGAATAATTTTTCTTTAAAAGACCAAGGATTTTGTAGTTTTTATTGCGACTTCTTTATTAAATTAGGAAGCAGTATTGGAAACGGAAACTATACTCTAATCCATAGAAGCAATCAGTTTAATCTTTCCATGACGATATCTGGAGAAAACGTAAGCTTGATACTTACAGTTATTTCTCCAAATGAAAGCAAAAATTATACCATTACAAAAGCCTTAGAGTCAACGAAATATTCTACGACTAAACTTAAAGCGAATTTTACAAGAATTAGTTTCTATATACTTCCAAAAGTAGTAAAACCAAGTATATCGTACACCACAAACGCAAGTAGAGTAACTAACATAAATATATCAGATAAAACTTGGACTAATGACTATATAACGGTTAGAAGGACGACAACAGATGGAAACGAAAGAGCGTTAGCACAAGAACTAAAAGATTTTTATTTAGTAAAAGCAGTAAGTTTTAAAGAAGATACTTCTTATAGTAGTGATATTAACAACTTACCAGAAACTTGTTATAAATATATATACTGTAATTTTAATCAAGGTCAGGTTACTACAGGTGTCGCAGGAAAAACTCCAATTTATGCCCCCGCTATTGAAAGAAGGCTTACTAAAGAATACTTCCCAGACATATTAAATGCAGAGATAGATGTTCTAGTTAACCTAGAAAAGCAAATTCAATGTAATATAAATATTTCAAATTATGATGCTTATCAAACTCTTTGTGTTGGAGCTTTATACAGACCTACTACAGACGCTAATTGGCAAAATGAAATAAATCAAAGAGCGCAAGTAGCTTCACTTACTCAAGCAGCCTTAAATGCTTATAACAAACTAGAATATCATAAAACATTCGATGGATCTTCTACTTCAGTAAGCTTAAGTTCTTCTCAGAGTGAAGTTAAAGTGCTTATCCCTCTTGCTGCTGGACAAATTTACGACGCAGTAAATACAAAAACTGGTCCTTTCATTCCTTCTTATTTTATAACTAATAATAATCAAATAGAAATCTTTACATCACCCGCTGGCTTCGGTGGCAAAATACAAGGTTATGCTGATTCTATTAGAGTAAATCAAATTGATTTCGACAGGCTTTCTTTGGCTAAATCATTTGCGAGAAATCTTTTCTCAGAAGGTCTTTCTAGAAAAACTACTGTTTATGACGTAGCAGGAGTATTGCCTTATTCTACATCAAATGATTATTGGGATGGAGAATTTAAAACTGAAAAAGAATGGACAGATAATCCAGCTTGGTGTTTCTATGATCTTTTAACAAATAAGAGATATGGAGTAGGTAACTATGTTACAGAAAATGACGTAGACAAATGGTCTCTTTATCAAATAGCTAAATATTGCGATGAACTTGTCTCAGATGGATTTGGAGGAGTAGAACCAAGATTTACATGTAACGTTTATTTACAAACGCAAGATGATGCTCTTAAAGTATTGTCTGATATGGCTTCTGTATTTAGAGGAATGTTCTATTATTCAAATGGATTCATTTACGCCATAAATGATATGCCAGAAGATACCCCTATTTATTCTTTCACTAATTCAAATGTATCTGATGGTAATTTTACTTACGAATCTACATCATTAAAAGACAGAAATTCTGTGGTCTATATTAGATATATTGATAAGAATAATTTTTATAAACCAGCAGTAGAATATGTAGAAAATATCGAGGCTGTTAGAAAATTTGGTTTTAAAGAAACCGAATTAACTGCCTTTGGATGCACAAGCAGAGGCCAAGCTCAAAGACTTGGCAGATGGTTATTAGCTTCAGAATACAATGAAACAGAAACAGTTTCTTTTGAAGCTGGCCCAGAATGCGTATACTTAAAACCCGGAGATGTAATTAAAGTCTACGATTATAATAGAAAATATAAAACAGTAGGCGGAAGATTAAATAATATTAACATCTCTGGAGACACAAATGTAACTACTGGAATACTAACTCTAGATAGAAAACTTGATTTTAACTTTTCTGGAAATCAAAATTATAAGCTAACCATACTTTCTCCCAAGTATAATCTAGATCCTAGTTTTAAAGACGCAGCAGGAAACAGTATCGTTACCAGTAACCTTGATTATAATGATTATAGAAAGCCTCTTACTAATTCATTCATAGTAGGAAGCGGCAACTTAATTACTGGTCAATATTATGATTCAATTAGAATTACTGGACTAGCCCCAGTAATAGCTTCTACGTTAAATGTAACTGGTTTGTCTTACTTTACAGGAGCATCAGGAATGTCTCCAAAGTCAATAACTTGGGCTTTAGAAAACTCTGGAAATCTTAATGGATCTACGGATAGTGATTATGATTTCTATAGAGTATTTAGAATACAAGAGTCTACAGAAGGAAGTAATTATACAGTAATTGGCTCGCAGATGTATCACTTAAAGTATGCTCAAATAGAATCTGGATTAAATATCACGCCAGCAAAACCACCAGCACCAGAAGCTTCCGCCCCTTCAAGAGCATTATTTACTCTTGGCGTTGCAGAGGCTAATGGAGTAGTAGATCAAAGCAAGGTATTGATTGAAATCTTTTACGACTCTTCTATAAAAGACACTACAATAGGCTTCAAGATATTTAATAAAGCCTTTTATGGATCAGAATTTAATCCAAATAGCTCTAGTGATTTTAAATTTGTTCCAATTGATATTTATGAATCTTATATAAGTACTGTTGTGGACAAGAGTAATATAAAAGGATCTATAAGAATCTACGGCGCAAATATTAACAATAGCTCTCCATTAACTTATGTTGAAGCTTTAAACTCTCAAAATTCAAGCGAGTTATTCGTATCTCCAGTTGTTCCAATTACTTATGATGATGTAAACACAAATTCATCAATCACTTTAAACAATAAAGTTTACGCTTTTACTTCTCCAATTGATTTAACAAAGGGACAATACTTTCAACCAGCCATACCTTCTCAAGTTCAATCCATTAAACCTTCAGAATCTTTATCATTTAACCTACCTTTGCAGTTCATAAAAAATCCAAACAAATTCAATAATCTTGATTATCCTTATTCAATAGTAATAATACCCGAAAAAGTAAATACAAAAGAAGCTTTTATCACTAGTTATAGCAAGTATCTTAATGTTTCAAACTGGCAAGATTATTTAACATTTGATGAAGATAACACTAACGATAATACATACAACTATAAGACTTCAAATGTTTTTGCTAAATATAGAGACTTCTCTTTAGCGATAGACAAGAGAACATTCACGGAAGCTGGAATGAGATCTACTTCTAATGATTTTAAGAATGTAAATGGATTTTTGCTAGTGACTTATGACAATCAAGATACTAATTTAAAAGGATTTTTAGATGCAATTTTAAACGACACAAGAGCAGATTACTCTATTGTTACAACCCAAGGATCAAATAGATTAAAATTCACTATTCAGCAAGACACAGCAAGCTCTTTTGTTAATTATTTTTATTTGCTATTAATGCCTAGCGAAAACAAATTTGCATTTGGAACAAATTCAATAAATCATAATTCTGATGGAAGTCCATTCTCTGTCAATGACACTAGCGGAAAAGAAATTACTGACTCTCACTTTATAACAGTACCAAATAACCAATCTATATTTAATTTCAATGATTTAAGTGATGATAATGGTAAAGGATTTGATTCTACTCAATATAATGCTTATTTGATAGCTGTAGATTCATTCATGTTTGCTTGGCAATTTAATTCAAATGCAGCAACAGCAAGAAATATCTTAGATTATTATTCTAGCTTTATTGATAAAGATAATAATGTAGGAAAAGTTTATGCACAAATTAGTGATCCAATTATTATAAAACAAGAATCACCTATTCCATTATCTTTCTCTCTAGAGTCTGTATTGAAAGATGCTGATACTAGATATCTTCATTTTACAATTAATAAGACTATACTAACTGAAAATATATTTGACACTAGCGTAAATACGCTTGCTGCACCAGCTTATGCAATTTCTAGAAGGAGTGTAATTTATAAGCCTACTACAAATGCAAACCTAGCAATAGGAGCTAAAGACGACAGAGTATTATCTTCAGATCCAGATGGTACTATGGCTTATTATAAACTCTCTTTACAAAATAGAGATAATATACCAAATGCATCATTATCACCAAAAATACCCACTGGCAAGAGAGCTTATGTTCTAAACGGTAATAAGATTTTCACAAGAGCTTTAGCTGCTAACACAAGTCTTACCCCTCAATTATTAAGAGGAGTAGAATCAGAATCAGTAGCATCTAATGCCTTTAGGGCTAATCGCAAAATAACAAATAGCTCTTTTGGCGAAGGAAGCGAAGAATTTTTCGACATCTCTATAACGAGATTAATCAACAGCACGTTTACTGGAAACATAAAGAGTCTAATTCCTGATTATACAAATTTTTATGCAGTTCCTATAAACGCTCAAAATTCAAATACAGAAGCAAGTGCAAAAACTGTTTTTGATACTCTATTAAATGATGGATTGCTCAATTCATCTTTTAATACAATAAATGTCACTCCTGAAAATAACTTTTCTGAACTTGGAGTTAATACTAAAAATGTTCAGATGCTTATAAATGCAGAACCAAACAATTTTACTGTTTATACTATAAACCAACAAACAGCAGCTTCATTTGGTTTGGGCATACCAAATTCTACTTTTTATGCTGGAATTCCAGTATTAGAAAGCGAATCTTTATCTGTTTTCTTTACAATTGGAAGTGTTAATAAGACAAAGGCTATAAAAGTATATTGCTTCATTGGAGAAGATTTCGTTGCTAGTGAAGTAGATAAAACACAAATAATACCGGGAGATGATAATGTAATTAAGGTTACGTTAAAGAATATTCCTTATGCAAATTATTATACCAATACTGTTTCTTATGGTAATAATACATCAATAACTAATCCAACTTTCTGGAAATTTAAGAGTGCTAAGAACTTAGCTTTTGCACATTTATCTGCAAGATCGGGTAATAGATTTCCTTTATATAATTTCCATATCCAAGCATTAGAACTATCAATAGTAATAACTTACTAAAATGAAACACTACATCGTATATTTTATAAATGGCAGTCATAAATATGTGCAATCTTCTCTCGACTTGATGGAAAATTTAGATCGCCTAGAACTTGTAGGTATAAACTATGAAGTTGTAGATTACATTGTTCCTTTAGAAAAGCATATTGATCAAAGCATACTAGAGTATAGAAAATTTCTTCCTGACGGAAACTCCATATGGAAAAAAGAAAATCTTATTGATAAAAAAGTCAAAGAAATGACTGCAAAAAGAAATGCTTTATTACAGAAGCTTGATATTGACTTCATTATTTCTTTAGAGACTCCTAATAATAGGCAAACAGAAGTTATTAAAAACAACAAAAAGTTTCTAAGAGAGTTGTCTTGCAGAACAGAAATGCACCATGTTCATGACTGCGAAAAGATTCATAAGTTTAATGCTTTCTATAACATAGTAGATATACAAATTATTGACCCCGGTTATGGTTGCTCAGAGTCTGTCCCTTGCGTCACCATCTCTCCTCCTGAAGAAACTGAATTCAACTATGGTCTAACTGCTTCTGCTCACGCTATCAGAGGTTCAAAAGGAGAGTTACTTTCTTTAACAATGGAGAAATTGGGTTGCGGTTACATTTCAGATCCACAGATCAAAATAAGCGGATATGAATCAGAAAGCGCAAAACATCCTATTGTAAAAGCAGTAATTGACAATATAATGTAGTATATGACGGATGTGTTATTTTCTTTTGGCGACCAATACATATATTCTAATAATCTAGCAAACTGGTCTACAATTGAACCAAGCAAGCAAATAGAAATCATTGGCAACGAAGATAAATTCTCCGTTGTTCGAACTGATGTTATTAACTATAGTAAGTCTTTTACTATAGAATCAAGTTCATTAATTAAATTTGACAACAATGTAAGAGACCTGATCTTAGATGGAGATACTATTGATTGCTATTTTACTACTTACTATACAGCATTAATTAATGATATTACTGAATCTGGATCTGGATACAAAGTAAATGAATATGTAACCATTGGTAAAAATTCTTACTTTGAATCATCTATAGACAAAAATCAAAAAGCTGTTCTCCAAGTTAAAGCTGTTAATAGTAATGGAGGCATTACTGAAGTTAATTTAATTAACAATGGAAAATTCACTCAAGATTTTAGTGAAGCAGAATTAGAAGGCGGATCTGGTAAAGGCGCAAAAGTAAGCTTGATTTTAGGCAAAGACAATAAAAAGGCTCTCAAGTTTTTTTCTGTATTGGACGTAAAGCGAGAGAAGGCTTCGATCACTGTAATTCTAAACGAAAAGATTAAAGACAACTTCCTGACAGGTGAAGTATATATAAAACGATATCGCATTACATTAAATAAACCAACAGGCAAAGAATACTTGAATCAAGCATTCATTGTAAAGGTAGAGAAGACCCCTTTTCTTAATCTGCCACTAGCTAAAGATAATAATATAGAGCAAATCTATAATCAGGCTATACTGACTATAGATTCTAAGATTAAAGAATTATCTGCTGGCGTAAAGTAATCCTCCGGGTCTCTTCTGCTCGACCAATACTTCAACGACTTTGCTTCTGAGTAGTTCAGCAAGTTTAGCATTGTTTTGAATGCTGTTTTGATCTTTGTTGGTATTGGAGCCGCCATTTTGAGTGGTAGCATTAGCTTCAGAAGTGACTTCGCCGCTTTGAGCAACATTAATTGAAATGTTATTAACTACAGACATTCCAGATTCTTGATTTGCTCCAGCAGCAGAAATTTTACCTGACTCAGCTTGGGTGATGTCATTGCCCTTGGAAAGGTTTTCATTCAATGTATTAAGAGCAGCGACTAGTTCGGTCACGCTAGATTCAGGTACATTTTGACCTGCTGTATAGCTTGTACCAACCATTCCGCCACTGGCATACTTAGGCAATGTACCAGTATTTAATTGATTCATGAAGTCTCTGCCGTACATATCTACGGCTTTCTTGTTCATGACATATTCGCCGCCCATTAACAAGGCAGGAATATTATCTTTACCTGTTGATCCACCGCCAGCAAATCTAGCTATATAACCACCATTTGACCTAAGATTTCTTGCATATTGAGCGTTTAATTGAGCTTGAGTTAAGTTGCCTCCGGGTTCTAGACCTCTTGCAGCAGATGTTGCTGCATTAGTTCTCATATTAGCTGCTCCAACCGTAAGGCCAGCAGCACCTAATTGAACAGCAGCAGCAGTTAAACCTGAATAGAAAGTGCTATTTACTTGATTTTTGTAATTTTTAATAGCTTGCTGTTTGTCTTTCTCGTATTGAGATCTGTCTTGTAAGTATTGATCAAGCTTTTCATAACGATCTTGTCTTAATCTATTTTGAGGATTATTCTCGTCAGTTAAAGCTGCGGCTGATAGTCTAGAATCAATAGCAAACTCTCCAGAAGTTGGACGATCAGGATCATTGTATAAGAATTCATTCTGCAATGGGCCTATAGAGAATCCTCCAGTTGCATATTTAGGAACAATACCTCCATTTAAAGCTCTTAAATAATCAGAACCGTATTTTTTAACAGAAGACTTCTTGATAACGTATTCGCCGCCACTCATCATAGCGGGTACATCATCTTTCATTCCAGAGCCACCAACAACCATACCTCCAGAATTATAACCTCTGATTAATCCACCATCTTTTCTGCCAGTTGCAGCTTTACCAAAAGCAAATAAAGCATCAACTCCCATCTCTAAAGACTTATCAAGCATTCTATTTAAGATGCCTTGGAACATATCTCTAAATGCATCCTTAAGAGTTTTAGTTCCTTTGATAGCTTCACCAAATGCACTAGCAATACCTGATTTGAAATCAGTTTGGAAAGTGTCGATCAATTGACCAGTGTCTCTAGCAAAATCGGCTCTATTGTAAGTAGTATTCTTTTCTGTTATGGCTCCAATATCTACTCTTCCTTGACGAGCTTCATTTTCGATTTTAGCGTTAGCAAAAGCTGCTCTTTCATCCTTAAAGAAAGTTTCTCCATATGACTCTTTATAATATAAATTATATAACTCTTCTGCGACTTTACCTTCTTGTTCTAAAGTTTTTGCTCTTAATTCAGTTTGAAGCTTAATTAATTCTGCTCTTTTGGCTGTGTCAACTGCATCACCTTTTAAAAGTGCATTTACTTTTTCATTAAGGTCAATAAGTTCTTTGTCATTTTGTAATCTAAATGCAAGCAAACTTGTAATTCTATCTGAATTTTCTCTTAATAATCTTAATTGGCTAGGAATATCTCGTTTTACACCACCATCTGTCGAAGTTTTTGAACCTTGTCCTGAGCCAGTACCTACTTTAGCATCTACATCCATCAAAGGCTTTTCGGTCGCTAAATTTCTTTCTTTACGAGCGTTTTCTTTTAAAGATTTTATGTCTTCAATAGACATCTGCTGGTTAAAATCTCTAAAAATTTGTTTTGCAAGTCCTTCATAAGTAGTATTTAAATAATCTTGTTTTGTAGGTTCGTTCAATCTAATTAGTTCACTTTTTAAACTTTCCAAAAGTGATTCTAATTTTTTAGGATCACTTCCTTCATATTTACTAAGTTTTTGTAGAGTAGATTTAGCTTCTGTTAATTTAGCTTCTGCTTCAGAAGAAATTTTCGCGCTTTGAATAGTAGATTGCATTGCCTGTTCTTCTGTTTGATATCTTTGCAAGCCAGATAAAATTTCATCCATATCTGTTTGTGGTTGATATCTCTGCAATTCTTTAGTAATTGGCTGTATCTGCGCTTGTCCAACTGTCTTCAAACTTTCTAAATAGCTTTCTAAATCTTTTATTTCTGTTTTTAAAGAGGATATTCTTTCTTTATCATCTATAAATTTTACTCCTTTAGGAAGATCTGTTAAATCTTGTGATTGAGCTATTCTATCAAAAATAGCTTTTCTAGTACCTACGCTTGCAACTGGCAAAAGATTAGATCTTTCAGTTAAAAGATTTGTTCTCTTTGTATCGGTAGCTAATTTATTAATAACATTTTGTAATGATGTAGTTAATGTAGTTAATTTTGTACCTACTTCTCGGGTAATAACAGTATTAAAATTGTCATTTATACTTTTTGGTAATGTGCTTTCTAAAATAGAATTTTGATCTTGGGTTAATTGATTTAAAAATCTAGCTTCTTGTTGTAATACATCAAGATAATTACCCATATTCTCTAACTTAAACTGAGAAGCAATTTGATCTAAAGCAGTTCTTACTGCTCCTTCTTTTGCTTGATCGAAAGCAGTACCTAAAGCAGTTCCTTGAGCTGTTTTTCCTATTTGTATTTCAGTAACTTTACGAGCTAAATCTAAACTATCTCTTATTTGTTGTACTCTGCCAGCAATTGCTGTAGCTGCTAAAGGGGTTAAATCAGATGAGACTTGTTTATTAAACATCTCTCCACTTATATTTGGTCCAATAAAATTATTTGGTAGATTTGGAGCATTAATATTTCTATTTAACTGCAATTGATTTGTTAACACATCAAGCAATTTAAAAGCACTAGATCCTTTTTGAGCAGCATTTCCAATAGTATTTGTTTGTCTTAATTCAGAAACTAACTCAGAAATATTATCAAAAAGATCAGAAACCCCTGTTTTACCAGTTGAACTTAAAGCTTGTGCGCCACCAGCAAAAGAAAGTCTTTGATTTAAGGCTAGTGATTGTTTTTGATATTCTCTTTGAGCTTCTTGAATCTGAATATCTACATCACCTTGAGCCTTTATTTCAGCAAGAGTATTTTTAAATTCTGCAAAAGACACTTCAAGACTCTGTATAAGGACATCTCTTTCTTCAGGCTTGAATTTAGAAAATCCTGTTATACTCTTAATTAAATTTGCTTGAATATCTCCTATGTTTCCGCCAGAAGTTATTTCTTTTAATGATTGAGTAATTAAAGGAGTTAGTTTTTGAATTTGATTTTGGAAAACAAATCTTTCTTGTTGAATAGCGTTTTCAGATTTGGCTCCTTCAATAGCAGGAACAACTTTTGATCTAGCTTCTTCTGATTTTTTAATTATTGTATTTGAAAAAGAATCTAAAAGTTTATTAGAAGCTTCTTGAATTTTAGAATTTTGTCTAGAAGTTATCTCATTTAGATCTAATTGATTTTGGATGTCCGATTTTGAAGACTCACTAATAAATGGAGTAGCTGATTCTAAAAGACCTTTAACTCTAGCTCTTTGGATTGAAACCACGCCTTCTGCTTGAATTTTATTTATTTCTCTAATGGTTTGAGCGCGATTTTTTTCTATATCAATTTGATTAGAAATTTGAAGATTAATATTATTATACTGATTATTTAAAGCTTTAAGAGATTCTTCATTTTCTTTGATTCTTTTTGCATTTTCTGCTGCTATTTCTCCAAGAATTTTTGTTTTCTCAGTAAAATCAAAAACGCTTATACCCGCTTTTTTGATAGAGTCTAATAAAGAACCTAATGCTTTACCATCAAGTTCAGCGAAAGCTTTATCAAGCTGATTAATTATTTCTTCTGGGATAATTGTTTTTTGCCTTAACTGCGCTTTTATATTTTCTGCGCTTTCCTTATTTACAAGCGTCTCAGTCCCTAAACGAGAATTATAAGGCCCGATAATATCTTTATCATAAATCGCTTCGGATTTTAAAGAATCAATAAAATTGCCAAAATCTTCTTTAGCATTTTTACCAGTAAATTTTTTAACTAATTCTTCTGATTTAATAGAAGAAGTAAATAGTCTATTAAATACCTCTTGATCTTTTGGTTTTAAACTGGCTCTGCCAAAAATAGAAGATTGCTTTTCAATAAACTCTGTAATAGCTAATTGACGCTCCAAATTCTTTTGAGTATTAGCCATTTCTTTATTTATATTGCCAATAGCTTCACTAACTTTAGTTATGTCTGAACCTGCGGCTAATACTTTACTTCTGAACTCTTCAGGAATACTATTTAAAGCTTCTGTTAGATTATTTTGAAACTTTAATAGTGCTTCAGGTTTCGTCTTAGGATCATTTAAAGCGTTTTGTAAACCTTCTAAAGAAGTAGAGTAATTTTGAGCGGCACCAGAAAATTCAGAAGATTTTTCTTTTGTCTCTCCTAAAGATTTATTGATTTTATCGATAGCTTCTTCAGCTTTAGCATCTTTAAGTTTTAAAAGAGCAGATCCAAGTCCCGCAATTCCTCCTAGCACCATACCGGGAACACCAAATTGCGCTCCTAAACCAGCAAAAGAACTAATTTCTCCTACACCGGCCATTGCAGCTTTTGCTGTTTTGTTTTCTGGAGAGATGAATTGTCCAGCGACATTTGAAATAACACTGCCGATTAAACCAATTTGAGTGCCCATTCCTCTAACGTATCTATCTGCTTTTCCTCCTGATGAAAAACTGCCTCTTGAAAAGAAAGGAGTTTCTGTTTCGGCTATCTGTCCCTGCATTTGTCTTAATCCCGCCCTAGCTTCTCTAATTCTTTTAGCTTCTTGTTTTCTAGCCTCAACGGTTTGATTTCTTAACTCTTCCAATCTTGCTACTTGTTCTGAAGATGCGGCTTGAGGAGAACTAGTATATGTTCCAAGAGCATCTCTAACGCGAGGCCCCATAACTAAAGGAGCAACAGAAGAACCTTTTTGTTTTAAAGTCTTTGGATCTATATTAGTAAAAGTACTCTTTACTTCGCTTTCAATAGATGATAAAGTTCTATTAAGTGATTGTTTAGCCTTACCCATTTCGCTTGCAAAACTAGCAGCAGCAGATTCATATGATTTTTTTAAATTATCTGAAGTTGTTTTTAGATTCTGGAAATTTCCTGAAACTTCTTTTAAAGCAGTACTAAGAGTTCCAAAAGCGGCAATCAATATAAAAGCATCTGCGCCTCCAAAGTCAGCAAAATTAGGGATATGTCCTTTTGAAGACATTCCTTTTGTCTTAGGGTCTATTCCAGCTTTTTCTGCTAATCCAATTCCACCATTAAGAGAACCTTCTGTGGAGTTATAAACTCCTAATCCCATTGGATTGAAGCTTGTCTTTAGTTTGCTGCTTTGGCCTACTTTAACTTGAGAAGAGGAGTATCCAGCGGCCATCTCTCTTCCTATTGCTTCTTGGACTGCATTAAAATTAGGTATATGACCTTTAGAAAAAGTATCAACTAAAGCCTCTATTGCGAGATCTCCGTCAATAACGGCATCAATGAAAGACTGTTTATCATTTTTATAAAGATCTTTAATTTTGCCTTGAACCAAAGATAAAATATTTTTACCAAAAATCTCCTCTTCTTCCATGCGCCCAACATAGTTACGATTTGAAAATTTTAAATTTGTGCTTTTAGACAACCCTTTTTGTCTATAAGACAATTGAGGATAAGCTATTTTAACTATATCTTCTATTGAAGTTTCTTCTAAAACATAATGCTTTTCTTTATCTTTGTCTCTTAAAAGAGCATATTGTTTTTGAGGAATGACTCTCTTTAATTTGTCGCCTTGTGCTACAATAACAGAAGAGTAAGAATTAACTCCTAGTCGTTTGGCGGTTTTTGAATATCGATCAAACATCTCTTGACCTTGACCCTTTTGATTAGATTCAATGTAGCTGATTTTTAAACCCTTTTCGTAACTACCTGTATTTGGATTGACAAAATTTCCGGGATAGTAATCCAAATGGCTTCCTGTTTCAGGATCAGTTAATGTTCTAAAATTATTCTTTTTATCATTTTCATATTGCTTTCTTTTCTTTAATTTATAAGCAAAATTAGGAACATGACCTTTAGAGAAAGTATCATATAACTCACTTATATAAATCTTACGCGCTTCGACATCTTTTACGAATTCTGGTACATCAGATCCGTATATGCCAGTTAATTTATCTAAGACTGAAGAAAATATTTTTTTTCCAGTAAGAGTTTCCTTTTCAAATGGACTTTTTTCAGTAGATATTTTCATGAAGCTCAGACTTGACTCTTTACTCGTCCCTCTTTCTCTATACATTAACTGAGGATAAGATATTTTTAGAGCATCTCTAAGAGAGAGACCTTCAAGAATATGACGATTTTTCTTTTGGTATTCATTTAAAAGATCATATTTTTCTTTGGGAACAATTTTATTTGTTTGTGGGAGAATTATACTGGAATAAGACCTACGTCCCGAACGCCTAGCTATTTTTCCATATCGATCAAACATTTCATGACCTTGCCCTTTCTCATAAGAGTTAATAAAACCAAATTTTAAAACTTTTTCTGAGTCAACTACTCCGGGGGTATACTCTAAATAACTTCCTGTCTTTTTATCATGAATCTGTCTCTTCGAAGCGGATCTATTGAATCCCGGTTTAGATACTGCATAAGAAAAATTAGGCACATATCCTTTAGAGAAAGTATCTTGTAAATCGTTTATACCTATATTTTTATGTAAAATCTCTTGGATTAAAGTATCTTTATTATTCCCGTAAACATCTTTTAATTTATTTTGTACTTGAGAGAGGATATCTTTACCAGAAAGGTCCTCGTATTTTAAAAATCCAGCATAATCGCGATAGTTTAGTGATAGTTTTGTGTTTTTAGACAAACCTCTTTGTCTGTAAGCCAACTGAGGATATGCCATTTTAACAATATCTTCAAACGAAGTGTCTTCAAGTATAGAATAATTTTTTATCTCGTCTGCGCTTAGTTTTTCCTTTAAATAACCATATTTTTCTTTAGGAATTATTTTCCCTACTCTATCACCTTGTTCTACGAGGAGATCAGAAAAACCTTTAAGTTTTTGTCTCCTAGCCATTTTTGAAAACCTATCAAACATCTCTTGGCCTTGACCTGTCCGCTTGGATCTAATATAGCTGACATTTAAAGATCTTTCTTGAGATTTTGTTTCTTTATTATAAAAATCTCCGGGATAATATCTTAAATAACTTCCTGTTTCAGGATCTGTTAATTCTCTAGTAGATGTTTTACTATATACTGGTTTGTTTATCCTATAAGCGAAATTAGGAATGAAACCAGAAGCTAAATTTGGCAAAGATCCGGGAATAAAATCTGGCAATCTTGCCCTTAAAGCATTCAAGAAAGCTCCTGCTCTTGCTCCTCTATTTTGTCTAGAAACAAAACCTTGTTGACCTCTAACAGGAATACCAGCTACAGCATTTGGATTCTCAAGACTAGAAAAGAATGCCCCAGAATCACGATTCAAAGAAGCTAGTCTTTCCAAAGTTCCTGTGCTTGCCATTTCGGGGTCGAAGTATTTGTCAGCGAGCCAATCTCTTAACTTGGGAGAAATTTGGGCTGTTTTTTCTCCTAGGTTTGAAAATCTAAAATTAAAAGGCTTTGGAGCGAAATTAGGAATAAAACCAAAAGAACTAGTTTTAAATCCACTAGTAACGCTACCTGCTTTAATTTCTTGCTCTTTAAAGTGATTTCCTATCTGTTGACCATATTGTTTCGTGACTTTATCAATAAATGATCTTATAGCTTCATCATTATTTTTTAATTTATAATCTCCATATTGGTCTGTAAATCCGGGGAAAAGCTGTCTTATGTTTCCAATATTTCCGCCTCTTACGTCAAAATCTCCTCCAGAATTAGCTTTATCTCTTGTATAATTAGCAGCTAAATTTGTAGAAGCTTCAAATATTGTACCAGCTAATACATTATAATTTTTACCTGCTGCTCCAAAAAAATTATCAACAGAAGTGTCTGAATATTCTCCGGGTCTAATGTAATTAGCAAGATCTTTAGTCATTTTACGAGAAAAATCTTGTGTTTTTTGAATTAGTCCAGTTTTTTCTTCATTTAAGGCTGAAGCATTTAGAGCATAAGATTTAATCTTAAAAATTCTTCCAGAAGTTTTTCTTTTAGTGGACATCTCTCCTGTTTTTTCCAAATCATCTTCATTGACATCCCTCTCTGAACTCTTTTGCATTGCGTCAAAGACAAGCATTGAAGCGGGGGGAATATAAGGATCATAAACTTGTTTTATTCCTTCTTTAACCTTTTGTTCAGCTTCTATTTTTTTTCCGGGAGCGTAAGTAGCTCTAATATCATCCAAACCAAAAATTGTACCATCTGGTTTTCTTTTACCATATCTTTTATCGCTCATCAAAATAGAAGCTGGCATTTCTGCTCTTATTTCTCCATATTTCGCTCCTGCTCTTACAAAGTGATTTAAATCATTCGCTGTAAATGGCGCACCATCTTTTCTATAAAATCTTTCGCCTTTCGGTCTAGATGGATCAAAAGCAGCCTGATATTTAGGATCAAGTCTAATATTAGCAAGAGGAACCGCACGATCACTTGCTCTGCGAAGCCATTCATCATCTCCGTATCCATAAGCATCATTTTCTAATGGCATAGGAATAAAATTAGGAACAAATCCTGTAGCCATATAAGGATTAATTCCATTCTTTGCCATCGACTTTGATGCTAAATCTTGTGCTGCGCGAGATCCTTGAGGAGGTAAAATATAAGGTTGAGCGAAACCGGGAATATATTTAACTGTTTCGGCAGTATTCATTATTCCGCCAATTGACTTTGGAGCAGCAACTACTCTACCGGGAGTATAACCACCTTGCATAGCTCCAACCATCTCTGCGGCTTGCTGTTTTGCTGGAATGTATCCTTCTGCGCTTCTTCTTCCAACAATAGTATTCTTTTCAGAAACTCTTAAGCCTGAAGCTAAAAATCTACCGCCTATATCAATAGAAGAATTTTTAATTTGTTCCGATAAAGCAGCTTGTTCTATAAGAGTTTGCTTTATTTGTTGTTCTACTTGCAAGCGAGTTCTAGATCCAGAGATAATGTCTTTAATTAGATCAGGATTATCAGAAAGAATTTTACCAATTTCTGATTGTAAAACAGCTTGTTGCCTTCCAAGAGTATTTAGCCCCAAAAGATTTTTAGTCGCA